GCCCAGTTCCGTTCCTGTAAAGGACATTGGAACTGGGTCACCTACTACTCCGCGCCCAAAAGGGGTCGCTTCTTTGGTCGGAACAGCACTAGGGGCGATGCCTAGAGCCTCGATGTTTAAAAAAGGCGGAGCCGTTAAAAAGAAAACAACGACTAAGGCACGGAAAAAGTGAGTTTGCTGGGCCGCTAATATACCCCCGTCGCCCTCCAACGACGTATTAGCGGCTTTTTAGGGCCTATGTGCTTTCGTCCGTAGGCTCTCTTTTTTCGTACTGCTCTACACGGCGCATCCACTCGTCCTGATAGCCCTGAAACTCCCGGCCACAGGTCACGAACTCTTGCACTTCGCCGTTCTGCGCCACCATCAGGATCACCCCGTGATCGATGGTGGTGCCGTGGACCTTGTTGTGTGCAGCGGCATACGCGGCCAACTGAACAAAGTAATCCTCAATCCACTCCCGCTTCTTCATCCGATTGGCTTGCTTGAAGTCTAGGATGGAGGGCTGGCCCTTGTACACGGCAATGCAGTCCGTTGTCCCGGCATAGCGGTCAGGGTAGTACAGGGGAACTTCTGAGCCCCATACCTCGTAGACATTGGGGAAGAAGGCTTCCAGCAGCCTGTACCCCATTTCGTAGCCCTTGACTTGCAACCACGTACGTGGTGGCTCCAGCCCGCGGTTCAGGAGTAATCGTTCGATGACACTGTGCATGTGAGTGCCAACAGAGGCAGCATCATTGCGAATCTTTTCCGCCGCTTCCTTGCCTACACGGTCCTCCCATTCCTTCAGAAAGGTGGCATCCTTTGTGGCACTCAGTATCGTAGTGACGCTGGGCAGCGCAATCGTATTCTCGCCCTTGTATCGACGGCCAGTTTCGCTGTCAATGCGCTCCAGCTTTTCGTACTTGAACTTCTTGCGTATGGGTATGAGTTGCATCAGATGAGCCATCCTTTAATTTCTTCGCCCAGCACAGCCGAGGCGATATTGATCTTATTGCGAAGCGCCTTGACGATATGCTCGTCCACCGTATTGGTGGCAATCAAATCGATGTAGGTGACCTTCTCCGTTTGCCCGATCCGGTGAGCCCGGTCCTCGGACTGCAATCGCTTCTCCAAGTCAAAGCTATTGCTGTAGTACACCACGGTATGTGAAGAAACTAGGGTCAGACCGTAGCCGCCGGTAGTCGGATTCCCCACAAAAAAGCGTAACTCACTTTTTGGATCGGAGAACTTATCCACAATGTCCTGCCTATCTTCCGCAGCAGTGTCCCCGTAGTACGTGGCCACTGAAGTCATGCCGTATTCCTTTTGGATTGCCAGCTTGATATCTTGGATGTTCTTGCGGTAGTTCGCCCAGATGATCACCTTGCCGTCAGACTCGGCCAGCAGGTCCATGAGCTCGGACATACGGTTATTTGGTAGTTCAATCTCTTGACCATCGTCCAACTTGACGTAGCCGCAGACGATCTGGTGGAGACGCATCAACTGCGTCAAAGCGTTGTTGGTGCTGACCAGCCCTTCATCCAAGACAGAGAGCGCCATCAGCTTCATCTGCTCATAGGCTTTCTTTTGCTCTGTGGTCAGGTCCACATCCCGGCGCAGGTAAATCTTGTCCGGCAGGTCAAGGCACTCGTCCTTGGTGACGCGGAACGCGAACCTGTCCAGCTTGTCCTTCAACTCGTCCAAGTGCCGGTAGCCCACCACCTGCTTGAACGTGTGGGTAGGCATCTTGCGTTCGACGAGGACCGCGTACCGGGCTTGGAAAGCGTAGTAGCTGTTGTAGTTCAGGCAGTCTTCGCCCAGAAAGTCGCACTGGGAGTACAGGTCCAGCGGGCTCTTGGTGACCGGGGAGCCTGTGGCAATACGCCTGTACCGCGCATCTTTGCCAATCTTGACAATCGCTTTAGTCCGCTTGGCAGTCGGCGTCTTGATGGTGGTGGACTCATCAATGGCCATAAACGCATCAGTCACCCGCAGGAATATCTTTGCGAACTGCTGGCCCTTCTCCGTGCTGAATGCTTCGATGTTCATGATCAGGATGCGCAGATCGTCCACCGCATTGAACATGACATCCATTTCCATCTTCTCTGCTTTGCGGGGCGTAGGGTTCCAGCACGCCATCTTGTAGCTGATGTGCTCTGGCATATGCTTGGGTATCTCGGACCTGTACCAGTTCCGGTACACCCCCTTGGGGGCCACAATCAGCATTGCATTGATCTTGCCCTTGTCATAGAGCATCGCTGCATTGTTGATGATCATGAAGCTCTTGCCTGTGCCCATCTCCGCAAACAAGGCCGATGTCGGGTACTGCCAGAACCGCTGCAAATACGCGGCTTGGTGGACAAACGGTTTGTTCTTGAATGGGTATTTCTCTATGAAATAATCCATCTTTTATCCTTTCTATGTGCAGGTCACTTGACAACCTGTTCGGGTAGTGTACACTAGACGTACGTTTAAAGAAAGGAGAAAGAAACGTGAATAGAGTTTTTGTCGTTCAAGAGATGCCCAACCATGACATTTCACCTGCCATGAAGTTTGGGAAAATTGAAATCATTCTGCCGTCAAACGCCCAGATTGCTTTTTCTACCACTCCGTCAGTACGCCGGATGCGGAGGAAGCTGATGGACTTTGGTGATGATGATTATCTTTTATTAACTGGTGACCCTGTTGCTATCGGATTGGCTTGTGCGATAGCATCTTTCAATAACGGTGGTCGCTACACGGCGCTAAAATGGGACAGACGGGAGTATATTTATATCCCCGTTCGTATTGATGTAACTGAGAGAGGAGAAAGTGATGAGTGATATGAATGCCCTCTTTGAAGAGGACGCAGGTGCATTGCAGGTCAAGAATGAAGACTTGTCTTCTGTAGGTGCTTTGGCCAAACGTGCAAAGCAGTTGGAAAAAGAAATCGAAGAGATTGAGTCGGTCCTGAAAGAGCGTAAGGACCAGCAACGCAAACTCTTGGAGGAATCTATTCCTGCCATGCTGCAAGAACTTGGTATGAAGAAGTTCACCATGGCCGATGGCAGCACCATTGAGATCAAACCGTTCTATGGTGCCAGCATCAAGGAAGAAAATCGTGCCGTTGCCTACGAGTGGCTTCGCAAGAATGGCTACGATGACATTATCAAGAACACCGTCTCTGTACGATTTGGCCGCAATGAGGACAAGCTGTGCGAGACACTGATCAACCAACTTCGTGAGCAAAGCTATCCTGTCGAGCAAACGGAGAAGATTGAGCCTCAAACGCTGAAGGCATGGGCGAAAGAAATGGTGGAACGCGGCGTTGAGTTCCCTACCGAAACCTTTGGTCTGTTTACAGGCCACAAGGCGACAATTAAATCCGCTTAACGAACCGAGGAGCAAGAATCATGGCTAAGACCGAAATCGCAACAAAGAAAGAAAATGCATTGACCGTTGCAATGTCCTTTGAGGATGATGCAGCCGCTGGTGGCTTTGACAATATGGGTCAGGAAGATTTTGCATTGCCCTTCCTGCGTCTGTTGACAAACACTAGCCCAGAAGTCGGCGAAGTAGAAGGTGCTATGCCGGGCATGATTTACAACACAGTAACAGGACAGCTTTACGATGGCAAAAAAGGCATTACCGTTATCCCCTGCGCTTACATTAGGCAGTACATTGAATGGGCACCACGCGGCTCGGGATCGGGCGCACCGATCTCTATCCATCCCGCAACGAGCGATATTCTTAGCAGAACGCACCGGGAACCGGGCGATAGTAAAGATTATCTCGACAACGGTAACTACATTGAAAACACTGCCAATCATTACGTGATGATTGTCGGTGAAGATGATATTCCCGAACCTGCGTTGATCACCATGAAGTCTACGCAGTTAAAGAAGTCGCGTAAGTGGAATAGCATGATGATGTCAGCCAAGATGGTAGGTAAGAACGGCCCTTACACACCACCGATGTTTTCGCAACTCTATCGCTTGACCACTCAGGCAGAGTCCAACGACAAAGGTAAGTGGTTTGGTTGGGAAGTCGAGCGTATCGGCGCGATTGAGAATCCTGACCTGTACCTCGCTGCAAAGGGTTTCTCCCAGAGCATTAGTGCTGGTGACGTAAAGGTGAAACACGCTGCTGATGACATTATGGAAGGCAGCGAAGCAGCACCGTTCTGATTTACGGGGGAAAGCGGATACTGTGTGCGCCACGCCTGTAAGTAGCGGGATGTAATGCGGCGCAGTTATAGCGAGTACCCCACCTTTTCATAGAGATAGAGAATGGCCGACATAACAAAATTCAAGGCAATATTCAGTGGATTGGATATTGCCTATGGCACATACGTCATTAAGGGTGAGCGGGGAGATGGAAAACAAAACGGGCAAGCTACGGTTGTACGTAAACCTCCATCGGATGACCTTTGGGAGCGTCACCTTGATGGTGTTGAGCCTTCCCTTGGTATTATTCCTATTCGTGCTGATAACTCTTGTGTATGGGGCTGCATCGATATTGATCAGTACCCTATCGACCATCGAGGGCTGGTTGAGAAGATAGCGTCACTCAATCTGCCTCTGGTTGTCTGCCGCAGTAAATCTGGCGGCGCTCACTGCTTTTTATTCACCACTGAACCTATCCCTGCGCGGGATATGCAGGAGTATTTGAAAGCCTGTGCTGCACTCCTTGGCGAGGCAGGGCGGGAGATATTCCCCAAGCAAGCTGAAATCCTCGTGGACCGCGGAGACACGGGCAACTTTCTCAATCTTCCTTACTTCGCGGGTGATGACGGGACACGATATGCCTTTAATGCAGATGGCTCGGCGGCTACGCTTGAGGAGTTTTATGCTCTCTACGAAGCGGCTGTGCAAACGCCGCCGCTGGTCGCTCCAGAGGCACCTAAGGTTGCGGAAGCGCCGATTAAAGATGGTCCCCCGTGTCTTCAGGCCCTCTGTAGCCAAGGGTTCCCAGAAGGTACTCGAAACAATGGTCTCTTCAATGTTGGCATCTATCTTAAAAAGCTTACGCCCGCATCATGGGAAGACAAGGTAGTCGAGCACAACCAAAAATATTTTGCCCCACCACTTCCAAACAACGAGGTGCAACTTGTTATCAAGCAACTGGGCAAGAAGGATTATCGTTACAAGTGTAAGGATGCCCCGCTCAATTCGTTCTGCAACTCTGGTCTATGTCGAACAAGGAAGTACGGGATTGGCGGTCATGGCCCTGATTCGCCGACACTTTCATCGCTCTCAAAGTATGCCAGTGAGCCACCACTCTGGTTCCTTGACATCAATGGTCGGCGGATCGAACTCGAAACGGACAGCCTCTTTAATCAAGCTGCGTTTCAGAAAGCGTGTCTTGAACGGCTTAACCTCCTCCCACCCACGCTCAAAAAGATGGATTGGGAGAACATGCTTAACGGACTTCTCAAAGAGATGGTCGAGACTGAACAAATCTCGGAAGCCAGCGAGGATACGTCAGTTACGGGCCGTTTCATGGACCTCCTTGAAGAGTTTACTACGCACATGCAGCAAGCCATGGACCGAGAGGAACTCCTTATGGGGAGGCCATGGGTCGATACTGAGGATGGTCGGTGTCACTTCCGGATGAAGGACCTTGAAGCGCATCTGATGCGCAATAACTTCAAGGGCATGACTGCACCCAAGATGGCGCAACGTCTGCGCGACATGGGCGGTGAACCGATCAGCATCTTCCTGAAGGGCAGAACTGTACGCTGCTGGCGTATACCTGCGTTTGCAAAACAAGATGCACCATTCACGACAGAGACAGTACGTCAGCAGGGGAGCCCATTTTGAAGATTCCACGTATGCCCAAAGCGCCTACGTTGTCTTCCTTGCGCCCAGTGAAGAGGACCATGGCCCGCGGGACAAAGAGAAAAGCGCCTGTCATGGAGCCGCTTGCGCCGCTGCCGAAAGTCAAAAGCGTGACAGTGCGGAAGGATCGTCCTACCCACATAGATCACATCGAAGATCGTTTCATTAGATTGGGCGAGGCGGAGTTGGCCTATACATTGCGCACACTGACGGAAGTGCACAATATGCTGGTGGCCTCTACGGAGGACCGGTCTTATAAATCTAGTCTAATCATCACAGAGAAGTTTGATGGTAGCCCCAGCATTGTGTTTGGCCACGACAAGGAAACGGGGAAGTTCTTTGTAGCTACAAAGTCCTACTTCAGTGGCGTACCAAAGCTGAACTTTACTGAGGAAGATGTTCGCCGCAACTACGGTTACTCACAGAACCTTGTCGATAAGTTGATTGCAGCACTGACACATCTGCCCAAGATCACACCAGAGACGGGCATATACCAAGGCGACTTAATGTATGTGCAGGGGATGAATGTCGAGAATGGCTTGGACAAGATGTTCTTCACTGCGAACACCGTCACCTACTCCTGCTACTCCGATACACCTGCGGGGAAGCGAATCTACGACTCTAGGATAGGTATTGCGATACACACGCAACACACGGGGGAGGCATACTGCCCAGCTGATCTTTCCGTCTTTAAAAAAGATGAAGATGTCTTTGTTATTGACCCACGGATCAACTTGAATAAGGCTTACTACCCCGCAGAGTACCAGCGTGAGTTTTTGACTTTAATGCAGGAGATTAACAACACGCCCTTGGTGCAAGAGGAGTATCGAGAAGTAATGCGTCAGTCCATAAAGCTGATGCATTACATCAACAAACGGGTCAAAGGCACCGCTGATCCCCGTGACGAGTCCATATTTGCTTCGCCTATATTTGATTCATTCTTCTTTGTGCATTCGCATCTTCAAGCAGCGAAGAAGCTGTTGAACAATGCTTTATCTGGCACACGGCAGTTCTACACCGATATCAATGGTCAAGAGACAAAGGGCGAAGGCTTTGTCGTTGTCTATGAACAGCGAGTGACCAAGATAGTGGACAGAGAAGAATTTAGCCGACAGAACTTTCTGCGGCAGACAGGCATAAAGGAAGGTGCGAAGACCACTGTCTTTGCCTATGCACGGATGAATCCTCCTACGTGGGGACATCAGTGCCTGATTGAAAAAGTGAGGGTCCTTGCTCGAGACCATAAGGCGGACCATATGATCGTATTGAGCGCCTCTCACGGTATAGACAACCCTTTGCCTCCCGAGCTTAAATTGGAGTACTTAAAGGAACTGTTTCCTGACACTAACTTCGTCATGGGAGGCAGGAGAGAATTAGATTTTGTCGGACAGCTGTGCAACCTTAACGACAAAGGTACAGAGCATCTTATTTTTGTCGCAGGTGATGATCGAATGGAGTCTTATCAGATTTATTTGGATGGCTATAACGGCAAGGACTTTTACTTCCACTTCAAGAAAATAACCATGGTATCTGCTGGAGAGCGGAACCCTGAAGGCAAAGGCGTTGAAGCTATCTCTGGGACAAGGATAAGGCAGTACGCGGCAGCTAATTACTTCACTGCGTTTTTTGAGGACCTTCCAACCACGGCCACATTAGAACTGGCGCATCGTTTATTTGCTGATGTTCGGAAAGGGCTGGAACCATGACAGCTGTTTGCAAAGTCTTCGGGCCCCCCGGATCAGGGAAGACCACCTACCTGCTCAACCGTGTAGAGCATGAATTGGATGACGGCGTTCAATCAGGAAGAATTGGGTACTTTTCTTTCACCAGAAAGGCCGCAAACGAGGCCCGGGATCGGGCTACCGCAAAGTTCCCACACCTGAACGAGAAGACCGATTTCCCTTACTTCCGCACACTACATAGCCTCGCGTTCCGCTGCCTTGGCGCGAAAGCAGATGACATGATGCAGCCAGAGCATTATGCTGAGTTTGCCCAGCAGACCGGCATTACACTGGACGTATCAAAAGACGATGAGGAAGGCTATGCAAAAGCAGACAATCCTATTCTCAACGAGATCAACCTCGCCCGCATTCGAGGGGTGGATCTTAGAGAGCATTACAACCAATCAGGATTGGATATTGAGTGGCACCACTTTGAGTTTGTGGAGCGAAGCTATCGACACTACAAAGCCTCGCGTAATCTACTTGACTTCACAGACCTCCTTGAGATGGCAGTAGTCGAGACGGCGCGTCTGCCGTCTCTGGAAGTACTGATCATCGATGAAGCACAGGACCTGTCTCGCCTACAGTGGCAGATGGTCGAAGTCTTGGTTGACAAGGCCCAGCGCGTCTTCATTGCCGGGGACGATGACCAAGCCGTATTCACATGGGCCGGAGCCGATGTGAAATCCTTTCTCGAATTCAAAGGTGATATCCATGTCCTCCAACAATCCTACCGAGTCCCCGCTTCAGTCCACCAATTTGCAAATAATATTGTCAAAAGAATCAGAAATCGTCAGAGTAAAGAATGGAAACCAAGAGACTTTGTTGGCTCCGTTCGACAGTACTACCGCTTCGAAGACGTGCCTGTTGGTGACGGAGAATGGCTCATACTCGCTAGTACAAATTACCTGCTCAATCCAATACACGAGTGGCTCAAGTCAAACGGAGTTCTTTTTGAACGTAACAGCGTCCCCAGCCTCTCCCCCCAGATGCTCAAAGCCGTCATCGATTGGGAGAGGCTCCGCAAAGGCCTCACGCTCGGACTAAACGACACCCAGAACGTCTATAAGTATCTGGGCCCAAGCTTCGTGGCCCGGGGCCATAAGAACTTCAAGGGTGACCCGGATGTCATTGAGTATGATTTACCCACCCTGAGTAGTCACTACGGCCTAATGACTGATTCTGTCTGGCATGAAGCACTGGTTCGGATCAGCGAAGACAAGCGCCAGTACCTTCGCGCTGTGCTGCGCCGGGGCTACAAAATCTCCAATGCGGACCGTATTAAGCTCTCCACGATCCACGGAGCCAAGGGCGGGGAGGCGGACAATGTGCTATTGATGATGGACATCTCGCCGCGCTTTGCCAAAGACTATGCAATCAATTCAGACAGCGTCAATCGTTTGTTCTATGTCGGCGTGACACGCGCAAAACAGGCGCTCCATCTGGTTCTGCCAAAACAACAAGACAAAGGATTCCGGCTGTGAAAACCATGCCACTATTCCCAATGCAAAGTGATTGGGTCGCCCCTGATTCATTTCCAAACTTATCAAACGCAAAGGAGATCGCAATTGACCTCGAAACCTGTGACCCTAACATGGAGTCGATGGGCCCCGGTTGGCCTCGGCGCGACGGGTATGTTGTTGGCTACGCTGTTGCTGTGGAAGGCTGGGCTGGATATTTTCCTGTCGCTCATGGTGGTGGTGGCAATCTGGATAAACGGCGCGTCGAGCGTTGGATTATGGATGTTCTCGCATCCCCTGCTGACAAAATCATGCACAACGCGGCGTACGACTGCGGCTGGCTCAAAGCGTCAGGCTTCACTATTAACGGGAGAATCATCGACACCATGATTGCGGCCCCGCTGCTCGATGAAAATCGATTCAGCTTTGCCTTGAACAGTCTTGGATTCGACTACCTCAAAGAAACCAAAAGCGAAGCGGGCTTGAAGCAAGCTGCCGGGGACTTCGGGGTACACCCAAAGAAGGAACTCTGGAAGCTGCCCGCCATGTATGTGGGCAACTACGCCGAGCAAGATGCGGCGCTGACCCTAAAGCTTTGGCAATACCTCAAAGTCAAGCTCCGTCAGGACGATGTGGAATCCATCTTCGATCTTGAAACGCGGCTCCTGCCTGTCCTTTTGGGCATCACGGAACGCGGCATCCGCTTTGATCGTGCCAAGTGTGAACGGCTTATCGATGGGCTAATCAAGCGGGAAAAGGAACTCCATGCGCTGATCAAGTCCCAAGCTGGGACCAGCGTGGACATCTGGGCCGCTGCCAGCATTGCCAAGGCCTTTGACAAGTTGAACGTGGCATACCCCAAGACCGAGAACGGCTTGCCTTCGTTTACCAAGTCCTTTTTGGATGAATGCCCACACCAGATTGGCAAAATGATCATCGAGGCCCGCGAGACCAACAAGACGCACAGCACGTTCCTCCAGCCTTACCTAAACTTCTCTGCCAAGGATGGGCGCATCCATCCCCATGTCAACCAGCTTCGCAACGACGATGGCGGGACAGTGTCCGGACGGCTATCAATGAACAACCCGAATCTCCAGCAGGTCCCAGCCCGGCACGAGATCATCGGACCGATGGTTCGAGGCTTATTTTTGCCCGAGGAGGGCCAAATATGGGCCTCAAACGACTTTTCCTCGCAAGAACCGCGTTTATTAGTGCACTACGCCTCATTATTGGGCCTACCCGGCGCAGAGATCATGGTCGATGCCTACCGAGCCAATCCTGACACCGACTTCCACCAGATGGTCGCCGATATGGCGGGCATCAAGCGTAAAGCCGCCAAGACCATTGGTCTGGGCCTGATGTACGGCATGGGCGTGGCAAAGCTCGCCAACGAGCTGGACCTGACGCATGAAGAGGCAAAAGAACTTATCCACACCTTCCACACAAAGGTGCCCTTCTTGAAAGGCACGGTCAACGCGGTCATGCGCCGCATCGAACATCCCTCCTCCGGTGGTGCCATTCGTACCCTCTTGGGCCGTAAATGCCGCTTTCCTCTATGGGAGCCCATGCAATGGGGCAGCAACAAAGCCCTGCCCTACGAACAGGCCAGCGTCGAATACGGCTCACAGATCAAGCGTAGCGGGACCTACAAGGGTTTAAATCGTCTCATCCAAGGATCAGCCGCAGATCAAACCAAAATGGCCATGGTGGCCCTCCATGAAGCCGGGGAGACCCTTCTTCTGCAAGTGCACGATGAGATCGTATTGAGTGTCGCGGACCGCGCTCAAGCAGAACGCGCCGCGGAGATCATGGCCAACTGCGTCAAGATGGAAATACCCAACCGGGTGGATGTGGAGATCGGCCCCAGCTGGGGTGAAGCAAAGTGATTAGTACTTCGTTGCCCTGAGGTCACGGCACTTCTTCCGCGCCTCGGGGGTCATGTCAGGATTAAACTCCACCGTAGAACAGAGGGTGTGTATGTCCCGCTTCGGTACGGGCATCAGGAACAAAATAAAGATAAAAGCCACCAGCAGCCCTATCATTGCCAGAATAGCAAACTCAGTTCTCACGCTGCCTCCATCGCTTAATAATTTCCCAACCAATTAGGCCCATGATAAATACCCGGCCCACCACGGTATAAACAATCCAGAAGCTCATGAGCGCCTCGCATACCGGCGAATCTCTTCCACTGAGCGCCCGGTTTTGTCATGCAATCGCATCAGTGTATACGCAGAAAGCTTCTTCCCCGCCCGCAGCAAACACACCTGCGCCTTGGATAAAAGCAGAAAATCAGCTAACTGCGTATCGGTCTTGAACTGATGCTGCTCTTTAATCTCATCAAACAGTTCATTCACTATCTATCTCCGAAAACTTCGTATTCTCCACATACTTCATCACGGAGTATGCATCGATGAACTCCAAGTCCTTGTACTTGAACGTGCCATCCAGTACGTGCTTCGTGACCCGTGCCAATATCTGGCCATCGCCGTCCACTAAGCAAAGATTACCCCCATTGACCTCGGACCAGCGATTCTTTTTTCTCATGACAGCACCTGCGGAGGACAAAGGAACTCGATCCGCTCAACAGGCCAACCGGTCTTCTTATGCACCTTCAAAATAAACTCTGCACTGACCTGATTTGTACCATGACGGAACTTGGACAAGCCGCTGCGCAGCACACCCAACTCTTCTGCCATCACGCCATCACTGCTCCAGCCAAACTCACGGCGCAACGCGTCCAGCAAAGGATGCGGCCAGTTCTCCAGCACCGCGGGATTACCCTTACGCACACGCTTTTTCTTTACCTGTTCCATTATTTTGCCTCCCTATTATTTTTAAACAAGTAATCATTGCGGACCTCGGACGGCGGCACCCAGCCATACTTACGCCACACAGCTTGCACATCCGCGCCAGATGTCCACTTGAAGTTGTCCAGCGGGCTCATTCGCCGATCATGCTCCACATCAGGGACCACCAATCGCTCAACGCCGACCACTTTGAATCTCATATCCTGTTTCATCATTCTTCTCCTCATTTAAACCAAAGATAAATGCCATGAAATATACCCACAGGGAACAAGATGGCACCCGCAATCAAAAATCCCCACAGCCCTTGCGCAAAACACGTAAAAATGTGCGTCAACCACGCGGCTATCGTTGCAAAAGCAAGCACTACTCCGAACAAACTATCCATTTGCCTTCTCCTTTTTATTAATGTCCATTGTCTAGCCCCTCCATATCGCGGTTGTGATCAATGGCCAAGGCCTCCAAACCGTCATGCACCACCTTCATCCCAAATTCCATGCTCTCGAACCGCCCCTCATCGACATAAAGTCGAATAACCGAGGACAATGCCATGATCAGCGCAGGGATCATTACTGCATCTTCATACTCCCCCAACACTTGCACCGCATGAATCGACGCATCGTGGACATCCATCATGTAGTTTTCAAAGCCCTCCGGCTGTACCCCGGCGCTCATTTGTCTTCCTCGTTCGCTTCGTTGACAACAAACTCCACAAAGTCATCGTAATCAGTGATCAACAGGTCCTCCTTTGACAACCCGTACGCATTCAATATCACTTCGCGCAACATCGTCAATGATGCTTGGACCGTTGCCATGTTCTCCAGTGACGGATCATCTATCAACTTCTCTAAGATACTCGCCGCTTCATTCGCTACGTACTGCTGATCCACCCAATCGTTTTGCTGATCCATTATTTCTCCTCGTTATCCATCAAAAAGGCAACCGCCAACGCAATTGCCAATACCAGCACCATCAACCCCGCCCCGACCAGCGCGGCCCCCGTGAAAGTAATCACCTCAAACGTGATCATTTACCCTCCCAGAACTGAATTTCATCAAGCCTTTTGATACATTTTTCTAATTCTTTTTTGTACAAATCGACAATCTTCTTGTCTTCAATATCAAACCAAGCTCCATGTTTCCCCTTCTCATTTGCACGACTATTTAATTCGATCATTTCCTCGATAATTTGTCTAAAGCTAAACGTCAGTTTTAGTTCCATAAAATCCGCGTGTTCGTCGTGCCAATCTAATGGAATCTCTGAATCATCATTCCACAGGCACATATATAACCGTAAGCGCCCGTTTTCATCTATCTCGCTGTGAACAGGTTCCCTTGAAATTACAATTTCTCTCTGTGTCATATTGTTCTCTCCTTTAATGATTTAGGTATCTTCGGCTTCGGGCACCAACCGATACAATCGTCCGTCCACACACCAATAATGCACACGCCTCCCGGATTCAACAGCAACATACTCGTAGCCTTTGGGGGCGGCTCGATCCGCGGATCGCGGAAATAAATCTCATCCGTTGTGGCTTGAGCAAACTTATCCATTTTTTTCTTTCAACTTGGCTTCGATGGCGCGGGCATATTTTTCTAGCGAGTAAAACCCAGCTACACTTTTTAATGCCACGTAGATTTGCATCATTTCCTCATCCGTCAGCCCTTGCCATTCTTTCTTCTTGTGATACTGCTCACGGTAAAACTTCAATGCAGAACGCTGGTCACTAAAAACCAAATCGCCGTCAATCACGTAGTCATCCACTGTTCTTCTCCTTTAGTTTGGCTTCTGTAGCTATCTGTATGGCAACCCGATATTCATAAACAGTCATACGCAATGGGTCATATCCTGCAATAACGGCTATCCCCTCTCGTTCTTTATCCGTCAGCCCTTGCCACTTCCGGGCTATATATGCCCTTTGTTCGCGCTGCGGTGGGGCGGTATAAAGCGGGGTGTGTTTTGCAAATGGGATATCTGCCTTATCAAACCCTACACCTTTGGTTATGTATCCTGCACCGCTGTTTACCGTCCACGCCCACGCCACCGGCTCTTGCTCCGGTGGTGAGCAGGTATGTATCTCAGCCGGATTGACTTCGCCGCATCGTTCGCATTGTGAGAGTCGGGCGCGGATGGCATCAAGTAGGATGCGCGTTGCGTCTGGTGTTACTGGAACCCATGCCCCCGGCTGAAGCCACTGCTGCAATAGCTCTTTGTCAGTCATTGTTCTCTCCGACGGTTTTATTGATCGTCATACGAGCGATTCGTATTATTTCTTTTAATGCCTTGCCATCACTCATCGTATTATTAGGCTCGTCAAGAATCCTGCGTAGACTCAACCTAAGTTCAACATTTACCGAATGCAGTCGGCGTAGTTCGGCAGCGGCTTCATTCCAGTCGTTTATCTTTGGCACAGTTTCAAGCAGCGCATCAGCCAGCCTCAATGCTTCTGATTGTTTGTCAGTCATTTTTTCTCCGCGATGTAAATTAGGTTGAACTTGATGAACTCAAGCACCCCCACTATTTCACCAACAGTCAACCTGCCATCTGTAGCATCTATTAAATTACTAATGTCTTCTTGAAGCTTGGCTAAAGAATCGCCCAGATCATTAAGCTTTCCTTCAATTACTTTCATTGTTCTCTCCTTGCGCGGATTAGCTTCTCCATCTCCGCACCAGCTTCACCGCCAACGGTTCGCGCATCTTCAATAGCCGCCTCGCGCTCCGCTGCTGCGACAAGTTCGCACAATCTCCAGACGGCTTCTCCGGTCACAACAATCCCCGCCTCTCGCGCCATCTGCATCAGTTCTCGGTCAGTCATCCCTGCCCCCTTGCGCGGATAGCTGCCTCAAAGTCCGCAATAGCCTTGTTGTAGAGCATCGTCCTCACTTCCTTCTTTGGATTCACATACGACAACTCCGCCCCTAACTTCGCACACGCCTCGCGCTCGGCTGCTGCGACTAAGGCGGCAAAGCGTATGAGTTCAGGAAGGTATGGGTAGCCCAAGGTTCCAAAGTCGTTCGACAACCCAGCCTCTCGCGCCATGCAGATAACGTCTTCCCTGCTCATCCCTGCCCCCTTTCTGTTTTTGCCTCTTCCTCCAATTGTTCAAAGGCGTAGTCGGGTACTTTATCTCCCTCTTTTTCCCGTTCGCGTAAAAAATCTATCGTCTCCTGCGCGGTTTTGAACTGATGCTCTCCCGCCCCTGACCAAACTTCGTAATAACCGCCAACGTGGTAATAACAATAGATGTCTGAATCAGTACTTAGTCTGCAAAAACTCATAACTTATGCCCCCTCATCTGTCTACACCGTGCCCTATCCGCTGCGCTAAAGTCTGGGCTGATCTCAGCCACGCCACACATCACCTGCGGCTCGTTCAAAATGACTTTGGTCCCGTAGTACAGCGAGAACAATGCAATGGTTATATAAAATGCAACGGCTACAATCTCAGGCCACTTCATGGCGCAGCCTTCTTCGCCAAGAAATACTTGTCAAAACTCTCTCCCTCATTGCACTCCGGACAGCACTGCACCGTACCGTCAGAACAACTCGGATCGCCCGCCGTAGGTATCTCGTCCCACTCACAGATATACCCGCAATACTCACAACGGCCCACGGCCAACCCCTCAATAGTCACCTCAACCCCCCGAACGCTCATACCAGCCTCTCTGTAATTTCATGGTCCAACGCGGCCCGCAGACCACGGTCACAATGTACCCGCTCATCCATCTCCGGCCAATATTCACCGTTAGAATTGAGTACGTCAAACGTCACATCAGTGAAGCCGTAGTAATCTATGTCACTGTCCCGTACCGAAAAGTTGGGACGAGCGTATTCAAAGTGGATAACCCCGAGTACACACAATTGCTCATCAATTTCGGTAGGTATCTGGTAAATGTATTTGGAACGTCTGGTAAGCATTCTCTATCCTTTCTATTTGTGTATAATTCGCGTGATTTGTTACTAGGATTATGTGCCGTGCGTCACGGAACAGGTGGTACGGAGTGATTGTAGTGTACAAGAAAGAGTGATGCAAGGGAAAGTAAAGGCTGTTTTTAGATCAAAAAGTTATAGAAAAGCGGTTTTTTATGCATTTTGCGGGTTCCCTATAGAACTTTTTGGGGTCATGTATGTTTTTTTATTTTTTTTTGTGAGATTTGCCGTAATAGACGTAATGCCGTAATAAGTGAGGATACATGCGGGTTTTCAGCTAGTCGGCAACATCACGTTTATATTTTAGAAACGTAAGAAAATCAAATTTTCAGGGGGGTTCCGTGAGATGGTTTTTTTTGATCCAAAAATTTTCATGACCCCAAAAAAAGTCTATAGGGCCACTTTGTTCTCGGGGGTTGTTTTCTTGACACATTGGTTAGGGGCGGATACACTCCGGGCATACTAGTTACAGGGGTTTTAAAATGTACGCAATAGATCGAGATATTGACCTGCCAGCGTCCCGGACGCGCTATCCGTTCTCTGAAATGGAACCGGGGGATAGCATCCTGTTCCGGGACGAAAAGAAAGCCGCCTCGGCCCGCGTAGCGGCCGTCAGATACGCTCAAGCGCATTCCCCGGCATGGGGGTTTACCCTGAGGCGTGTTGAAGAAGGCTGGCGGCTCTGGAGGACTAAGTAATGACTAAACGGGATGTCTGGCAGACCCCGCCAGTAGTCCAGCAAAAGTCTGCTAACCGGATGGCTACTAAGGTGGCTCCGCTGTCGAAGCAGAAGACCCTGAAGCCCAAGGAATGGAAGTTCGTTCAGGAGTACGTGTCTGGGGACGGCAGGGTAACGCTGAAGGAAGCGGCTATTCGCGCTGGGTATAGGCCCACCAGTGCGTCAGTGATGGCGTGGAAGCTGACTAACCCGGATATCAATCCGCACATTGTGGCTGCGATACAGGCGTACAGGGCCGAATTGGCCTCGAAATACAATACGTCCTATGAGCGGCACATGAAAGACCTCCAGATGATTCGGGATAAGGCGCTGGAGGCGGGTGCTTATGCTGCTGCTGTTCAGGCGGAATATCGCCGCGGTCAGGCTTTGGGGACTATTTACGTCGAGCGCAAAGAAATCCGGCACGGCACTATTGATTCGATGTCGAAAGAGGAAGTTCAGCGCAAGCTTGACGAGCTCAAGAAGCTTTACGGTGGGCCCCCGCCGACTGCGATTATTGATCTAAAGCCCTCGGACGTTCGGGAAGCGGTCGATAAAGAGCAGGAGCCCGCTTTTGAGTCGCCTGTTCCGGAACCTGCCCCGGATGTTTTCGAAATGGACCCTGACGATGGCCCGGAAACCTGAGGCGGTTTTCTCGGATTACATCCGGGAGCATTTGCCCGGTGTCGATATCTCTCGCGTTGAATCAGTTGCCAATTTGGGTTTCCCTGATATGGTCATTGCCAATAAAGAAACTGGCGCTGTTGGTTTTTTGGAAAACAAGGTTGTTTCCCGCGGGTTGAAAATCGGCTTGCGTCCGCATCAAGCTTCGTTTCTGTTTCGCCATTGGTCCTACGGTTGCCCGGCTTATTTGCTGGTAAAGCATTTGCCTATCGGTAAGCGAATCGGGATAGTGAATCTCTATCATGGTGGCCAAACGCTGGACTTGATAGAAAACGGCTTGCGCGTAGACCCGGTGGCTCGGTGGCCGTCAAATGGTGTTAACTGGGAAGCAATAAGAGACTATCTATCGGGGGCGGTTAGACCATAGAAAAAATCTACTAGAATTCCTGCGCGGTAATGCTAGTATATAGCTGTGCTGGGGAGGCCCGGCAAATAGAGAGGATAGAGATTATGTTAAAAACAGTCGCCGTATCGGCAAATAAAAAAACCGGCCCGATAGCAGTAACTTATCGTTCGGGCGAACATGAAACTTACGGCACGTGCCCGAAAACCTGTGGCTTACATCCGAAAAGCGAAACCGGAACGACACAAATAGATCAGGAATATTTGGCCGCTATCGTTGACGCGGTACCGCGTGGCGGTAAGGCGTGGACTTATTCGCATTTTGCTGCTGATGCGTTGCCTGTTCCGGCTCCCGGCAAAACCGTTATCAATGCATCGTGTGATACCGCTTCGGAAGCCCTCGTTGCTCACTCGCTGGGTCGCCCTGCGGTGTATGCCGCCCCGGTCGATACACAATGGCCACAGAGAATCGCGGGTGTTCAATTCGTGCGCTGCCCTGCTGAATTGTCGGACACTTTCACCTGCCAGCAATGCGGTAATGGTGACCCACTTTGTGCCCGCGGTGACCGGGATTATGTGATTGTCTTCGTTGCGCACGGTACGGGTAAAAAGCGTGTCGGCACTGGTGACGGTGGCTGTTATGCGGCATCCGGCCCCACGGCGATACAGTGGCACGGCACGAAGAAAACGGGCGCGGCGAATGATGCGGAAGCGTTGCGGGTTTTCGCGCGGTCGCTGCCGCCGGGCTCTTTCCTGCGGCATCATGTGGCGGGTGATGTCGGCCGTGAGGTGTCCTGATGTTTATATTCGCGGTATTAATTATTTTTGTTCTGTGGTGGCTGGTGGAATTTTTCGATAACGGGTGAAATAAAAGCTTGACGTGCCGGACGGGAATAGATAATATTAGTCCATCGTTCGGTTGCGAACGATTCAACCCAAATAGAGAGGATAGAGAAAATGGCTCACATGATCGATGAAACTACAGGCCGCGCCGCGATTGCTTACGCTGGCCGCACACCATGGCACGGACTCGGACAAGCGTTGTCCGCTGGTGCTGATATTGACACGTGGACTCAGGAAGCCGGACTAGGTTATTCGGTGGAAGCTTCGGACGTTCATTACACAACCCCGGCCGTCACGGGTTTTCAGGCATGGCCGGATCGCAAAGTGCTGACGCGCAGCGATACTGGTGCGCCGCTGGCAGTAGTGAGCAAGGATTACCGCGTTGTTCAGCCGGGCGAAATAATGGATTTTTTCCGCAAGCTTTCGGACGTTGGCGGCTTTGAAATGGAAACCGCGGGCGCGTTGTCGCATGGCCGCCGGGTTTGGGCTCTGGCCCGTGTTGGCGATGGTGCCCCGGTTGTCGATGGTGACCTAGTGAAACCCTATTTACTGCTCGGCACGTCCTACGATGGAACGATGGCCACTATTGCAAAATTCACTGCGATTCGCGTGGTTTGTAATAACACGATAACCCCGGCCGTGAACAGCACTGCGGATGAAACCGATAAGGGTTATCTGAAATCGAGCGTTCGGGTTTTGCACTCTGAGCGATTCGATGCTGACGCGGTCCGCTTACAACTGGGCATCGTTGCGAATCAATTCGAGCGTTTTATGGTGCAGTCCCGCCAGCTGTCGCATATCCCGATGACCGCTACCGATTCGGACCTATTCGTGCGCGAATTACTCAAGCCCTATCACACGAGCAAAATCGATTTGAGCGAAACCCGGGCATACAAGCGAGTGATGGACCTGTTCGAAAACCGTAAGGCTATCGGCTCCGACATCCCGGGCGTTGCCGGTACCCGTTGGGCGATGCTCAATGCAGTGACGCAATTGGTGGATCATGAGCGTGGCCGCTCCGACAATACCCGCCTCGAGTCCGCGTGGTTCGGTACTGGTTCGGCTCTCAAAAATCGCGCTTTGGAACTGCTAACCGCCTGATCTGTTAACTAAAGTCATCAATGCGGGCTCTTCCCTCGGGGATTGCCCGCTTTTTTGTCACAAGTGCTGGTTAGGATCGCGCCAGTAAACCTGCCCCGCGGCCCCTGCCGCTCGGCCCGCAAAACCTGCCGCGTGGTGCTCGGCCCGCGTGGCGCGGGCCCCGGGCCGGGCTACCCGGCCCGGGGTTTTCGTGTCCAGGCTATTGACGCGCGGGAAGGATAAGAGTAATATTTCATCAGTGGCCCGGTGGCGGGCCCGATTAGAGAGGATAGAGAAAATGAATACACCATCAGCCGCCCGCATGAAAGAGGAACTGATCATATCGCTGCGCTCGAAAGTATTCGGGGACCGCGGCACGGACGTGCAAGCCGCTTTCGATTATGTCGAAAGTGTCATCAATGGTCTGTCGGAATCCGCGGACCGCGGCCCGGCGTGGACCGCGGTTCATGTGCTGGCCAATACCATCGCCAACGTTATCGAGACGCTGCCCGAATTCCTGCCCGCACCGCCGGACGAGGTGCGGATCAGCCCGGAAGACAATCCCGCGGCGGGTGCCGCGGAGCCCGAGCCCCGGCACGTGATGCTAATGTTGGACCGTGCATCACTTGACGCGATTATCGATGCGCGGATCGCGAACTGGTACGAGCACGAGTTCGATATTCAGGAAGAGATCGAGCAGGGCATCAATGACTACGACTTCGAAGACACGGTCCGCGATATAGTCCGCAGCAGAATATCGTTTAGCATTGACGTGGATTAATGTTATAATTACCGCGTGGCACCGGTGGTGCCACGCAACCCTTAGAGAGGATAGAGAAAATGAAGACACAAGCCAACACCCTGTTTATCGGCGGGCTCGAGTATGTTATCCCAGCGGGATTCACTGACAAGGAAGTGAATGCATTGTGCGCAATGCTGCTGCGCTTCCGCCGGGTGGATGAAGTCTATTCATCCGACTACAAGGTCCGCTTTGCGTATCAGGAGCAGGAGTACACCGCGGTGCGACTGAACACCCGGGACCTGTACACTACTGAAGAGACAGCCCGCGCGGCCCGCGATGCACACAACGCAGCACTCGAGCTGGGCACCGATGCCCGGGCCCGGGCCGATGATCTATCCCTGACCCGCTAATCGGTTCACGCTATCAGGGCAGCTGCCCTGATAGCGACAAATAACTTGACAGGCAGCGAGGGGGGGAGGGCCATAAACGGCCCCCCTTGACACGAGCGGCCCAATGGCGCGATTTCACACAAACAAATACACCCCATAAACTTGACCCCCGGCACCCCCTACCCATAAAACCACCCCCTTCATTTGTAAAAGGCACATGGGGGGTATATATTAGTAATCTATGAAACCTGAAGACATTGACGCAGAGCGGCTCAAGCTCGAACTCCGCCTCCAACTCTTGGAGGCCCGGGACCGCGCAACAACAACCTTTCTGGACTTCTGCCTGTACGTGTGGCCCGAAATGATTGTCGGGGAGCACCATCGGCGGATCGCGGCTGCATTGGACCGTGTTGTCTCTGGCAAGTGCAAGCGGTTGATGATCGCGATGCCCCCGCGCCACGGCAAAAGCCAAATGGGCAGTTATCTGTTCCCTGCCTACCTGATGGGCAAGTTACCGCAGAGTAAGCTTATTGTTGGCTCCCACACGGCTGAGTTAGCCCAGCGGTTTGGCCGGATGATCAGGAACTTGGTGGAGGATGAGAAGTACGGCGAGTTATTCCCTGACACCAAGCTTTCTGTGGACAGCAAGGCTGCTGGCCGGTGGAACACGCGCCAAGGCGGTGAGGCCTTTTTTATCGGTAAGGGCGGTGCGATGACCGGTCGTGGTGGCGACATTATTGTGCTGGACGACATCTTGGACGAGCAGGACGCGGTATCTGAGACTGCCATGGAGAACACGTGGGAGTGGTACACGTCTGGCCCCCGTCAGCGATTGCAGCCAAACGGAGCGATCATTATCATTAACACAAGATGGAAGACGGATGACCTGTCTGGACGGCTGTTGCGTCAGCAGGGTCAGTTGAAGTCGGACCAGTGGGAGATATTGGAGTTCCCTGCCATCCTGCCCAGTGGCAATCCTTTGTGGCCGGAGTATTGGCAGCTGGAGGAGTTGGAAAAGGTCAAGATGTCGATTGGCATCAAGAAGTGGAATGCGCAGTGGCAGCAGCAGCCCACCAATGATGAGGGGGCTATCCTGAAGCGCGAGTGGTGGCGCAAGTGGAAATATGATGAGCCACCGGAGTGTGACTACATCTTGCAGACCTTGGACACGGCATATAGCAAGAAGGAGACGGCTGACTTCTCGGTCATTGCAACGTGGGGCGTGTTCTACCCCAGTGCGGACTCGGGCCCGGCGTTGATCTTGTTGTCGGTGACCAAGGGTCGGTGGGACTTTCCTGAATTAAAACGTATTGCCAAGCGGGAGTACGTGTACTGGAAGCCAGACAATGTGTTGATCGAGGCCAAAGCAACGGGGACCTCGCTCCAGCAGGAGTTGAGGAAGATGAATATCCCGGTGACGATGTACAGCCCCGGTGGTAGGCGGCAGGGGCAGGACAAGATCAGCCGGGCCAACGCTGTTGCGCCGATACTGGAGTCGGGGATGGTCTGGTACCCGGAGGATGAGGAGTTTGCGCAGGACTTGGTGGAGGAGTGCGCGGCCTTCCCGAACGGGGCGCATGACGATCAGGTGGACGTTATGGTGATGGCGCTGATGCGGTTTCGTCAGGGCAACTTTATCCAGCTTGAAGATGACGATGATGAAGAGCGGGAGATTGATGCCAGAGCAGTTGAGTATTACTAGGGAAAATGGTAGTTTAGCGGCATTCTTTTCTTCTTTTGGACCGTGAGCCATGGCCGACAAAACTTTGCACCCGTTAGTGTTTGGCGACAGCGTAGCTGATGGTATTCGCAAAGCTAATAAGCTAGATGGCACTAGCCGCTCGGGGGCAGGTCCACGGGAAGTGCGGGATATGATTTTGTCGTATTCCTTGCACAATAGCTTGGAGGGTCGGGACGTGTTCATTGGCACGGGAATCCCGAACATTCCAGAGCAGAAGAAGTTCATTGAAGAGCAGATTGAGTTAGTTCGGAAGAAGGGCGGTCGTCCGATATTGATTGGCGTCGGTCCGGGGACCGAGAAACATCCTACGACAGGCCAGAATGAGTTCTTGGCAGAGGTATCCAAGCGCAATAATTTGCCATTTACGGGTCCGTTGATCAACCTCTATCCAGATGTGGTGAAAGATCCAATGGGTCTGCACTTGAGACCCGCTCAATACAAGCAGTTTATTTCCCAGTTCTACGGTAACGCAAAACCACAGCAACAACCTCCTGCTTCGCCCCAGCAAAAGAGTAAGAAGTTTGATCCGGATGTGTATTTGCAGGACCCCAACGTTAATAAGTTTTTGGACTACATCAATGTGTATGAGGGTAGCCCCAAGGCTAACCAGATGGTGGGGTTCAAGGAGTTTAATGACTTCAGGGATCACCCACGTACCGCTGTTATTTTTAATAAAAAGGGTGACAGAAGTGACGCTGCGGGTATGTTCCAAATACTCAGCCGCACGTGGGATGGGCAGCGAAAGAAGCTGGGTCTGACTGACTTCTCGTTGCTGAATCAAAAGCGGGCGGCAGTGGGTATATTGCATGACATTGGTGCGTTGCCAGATATTGTGAGTGGCAACTTTGATAGGGCCAAGCCAAAGGCGGCGCGTCAGTGGGCCAGTATCCCGGGCAGCACCATTGGTCTGTCCACGGGCCAAGTTCCGCGGTACAAGGAAGAAGCAGAAGCCATCTTGGGTCGGCCTTACAAGCGGGCGAATGCTCCAATGATGCCGCGGGTAGAGGCTCCAATGATGCCGCGGGTAGAGGCACCGGTAGAGGATTACAAGCCGGGATCGACATTGGAACCCGCGCCGCGGATCGCGCAACAAGGACCAGCAACGGCCCCGCCACAGCAGGATCAAGTCACCCGTGCGGACATGGAGCGTATGGGTCCGAGCTATCAGGCGGCGTTTGCGGCAATGTCTTTGGCGGATTCGCGTGAGGATGATGACGAGTACGACGATGATGAGACGATAGCCGAGCGGTATTTGGAGCGCCGTGGGGAGCAGGTAGCGCAAGAGGAATCGACCTTAGAGGAAGACACTATACAGTCCTCGCCGTTGGCAAGCTTGTCGGAGATATCGTATCAGTCCCCCTTTGCACAAGAAGAGCCGGTAATGATGGCGCATGGTGGCGTGGTGCATCGCGCCGATGGCTCACCGATGTATGGTGAGGGCGTGGATCTAAGCAATTCTGGCGGTATTACGGAAGATACTCGTAGAGCTATGGCAACTCGCCATAGCTTTAGCCCGCGTGAGGCATTGAGTTTGCTGGGACAGGTTGGCCGTGAGGGTGTCAGTAATTTGGAGTCCACGCTGCGCGGCTCAGTCGCCGCGATCCCCGGATTTGTAGGTGATGTGGAGTCGGGATTTCGTGACGACAAAAATCGCCGGTTTATGACTACGGAGGAGGTGAAGCGGGACGTACTGCCTTCTCGTATGACTGCGCCTAGTAAGGATGCCGCCGGGTATGAGGAACTGGGTACGTATTTGCCACTGCCGGTTACGCCACAGCAGATACTGCCGCCGAGTGTGGTCAGGAACCTGATAACCAAGGCAAAGAATGCGCTTCCGGCAAAGGAAGTGGATACTTTTCCGATGGGCAAACTATCTGCGCAAGAGGTATTGCAGCAGGTGAAGTCATTTGATCCTAAGGCATTGGAGAAGGCGAGAGAGGCGTTCTTGGCATCTTCTGCTGAAAAGCGTCGCATGTACCACGGCACTTTGATGGCACCTGAGGGTAAAACGGTAGCGGACAAAAGACTGCCTGACTTTTACAAAACGGTGGGTACTGATCAAGGCTTCACTTCCTTCAAGCCCGGCACGGGAGGTATGACTTTTGTCACACCGAATCCAGAATTCACAGATTTGTTTACCGGGGTGCGGTATATCGGTCCTCAAGGTAGTGCAAGTCCTTCCCGCGTATATCCTGTGTACGTACAAGTCAAAAAGCCGTTTGACTTTGAAAATGCAAAGCATGTAGATGAGTTAGCGGCGGAAGTGTCAGCTGCGGTAAGAAAAAACAAAGGTAAAAAAGATTTGGCATGGTGGATGACAAGTGGAGGTAAGCCGGTAACCACGGACAGTGTGCGTCGGCTTTTATCAACGGGGCAGTGGGGATTTATTGAAGACCCTATTGTGTTGGAAGCCGCAAAGAAGTTAGGCTTTGATGGCATGTACATGATGGAGGCGGGCACTAAAAACCTTGGCATATTTGATCCAAAGAAGATCAAGTCGGCGGTAGGCAATGAAGGTTCGTTCAACGTCAAGACTCCTGACATAAGAAAAGCAGAAGGTGGGATTGTTCATCGCGCCAATGGCTCTCCTATTTATGGTGAGGTTGCGGATACAGGTCCTATCACTGCGGATACACGTGCGGCATTTCGTAATATGAAGCTGCCTGATGTGCGTGATGCGCGTGAGGCGTTGAAAATGTTAAGGCGTATTGCTGGGGAAGGAGTAAGCAATCTTGAATCTATGGCTCGTGGGTCCGTGGCTGGTGTACCGGGCGTGGTTGGAGATATTGAATCCATTTTTCGTGATGACAAAAAGCGCAAGTTCGCGACCTCCACAGAAGTAGAGCGGGATTATTTGCCCAAGCGGATGACTGCGCCGACGAAAGAGTCGCAGGGCTTTGTGGAGATTGGCACGGCGATTGATCCATTTGCTGTATTGAAAGCTGCAAAGCCTACGGCCAAAGCAACGCTGGCTGCAATGAAGTCCGCTGGCCCACAGATTGAAGCAACACTTGGCAAGATGGCTCCTGCTGCTGAACCAATGTACGCGGTCAAGCCAAAAGGTGGGGTGTTTTACCCTCAAGGATCAGGATCAAATATTGATGCGCATCTTGATAAGGTAATAGATACTGTCCTTAGAAATTCACAGAATATAAGGGGTATTGATGTAGAAAAAGTAAGCGATATTATTGCCAAAAAAGGTCATAAATATTTTTCTTCTACTTTTTCCACAGGCGATGATCCACTTAGAGAAGCTATCCTTGACGGTCGCATAAAACTAACTGGAGATGATACACAAAAGCTAACTGATGCTTTATTGAAAGCGGCGCGTGAGGGGTCTCCAGATGAACTGAAGGCATTTGAGGAGGCTTATGATCACCTCACCGATATACGTGGAGAACTTTTTGTCAAGAGTCAGGCAAATACTGACAAAAACATACAAAAAGCAATAAAAGTTAGGAATGCTGAAAAGCAAAAAATGCTTAATGAGGGCGTATCACCGGAGGATATTAGAACAAGTTTCTTCCCCATAGACCGGGTAGAGATGAGAGGTAGATACGCACCCGAGGCACGTAAAATGTTGGCGGATCTTCTTGAGGGTAAACGCAAACCAGTAAACGGGGCGGAAGAAGCTTTATTACGCGCAGCAAAAGGAGATGAACTTGTTTATGACACAGGTGCATTTGGACCTACGTTAGAGGTACTTCGTCCGGGTGCCGCAGGAAAAGGTATTGCAACATTAACGATTAAAGACATAGAAAGAATGTCTTACCCTGAAATGATTATTCGGGGAATGAAAAATACTTTATTTGATCGTAGTGGCGATGCGGTTATAAATGCAGTTATGAAGGGTAAAGAAATACCTAAGAAGTTTTATTCAGAAGGTGTTACCCCTGTTCCGGGGCTAGAAGGAACAGGATGGGTAAGTATAGATACGCCTTTTGCGGTAAAGCTTGAAGGCAGGGCCATGAATCATTCTGTATGGCAATATGCTGAACCCGGTAGCTATGGATTAGGTGGCAAGAAGGCATTTACATCAGGTTATGCAAAAGTATTTTCAAACCGTCCAGATGCAGGAAAACCGGTTACCACTGTTGAAGGTATGGTTGATCCACAGGGCGCATTTTTTGTTAGACAGATAAAAGGTCCCTATAACAGTTTGCCTACCCTAGAAGAAAAGCTAGATGTATTTAAATTGTTGGATAACCTAAGAAATAAATATAATGGCCTTGATTTTCAATCAGCCAAATACATAGAGTCATATCCAAACACCAGAACAGGTGAAGTCATTAAAGAAAATGCCCCTCAGGTGAATTGGTTTGATGAATATGAAAAATATCTCAGAGGCACTGAATAAGGAACGACCATGCCAGTAGAACGCGTAAACAGTCTGCCTTCGGGCGAGATGGATGTCGAAATTGAGAGTGAAGGCGAACTGCCTGATATCGAAATCGAGTTTGATGAAGACGGCGGCGTTGTCGTCAACATCGGCGAAGGTGAAGATGACGATGTCCCATTCGACGCGAATCTCGCAGAGGTGCTGCCGGAAGACGTTCTGACAGGCATATCGGAAGACCTGATGATGCTCTATGAGGCAGATACCTCATCCCGTGAGCCGTGGGAAAAGCAGTATTCACAGGGTATGGAGTTGTTGGGCTTCTCGATGGAAGAACGCACCAAGCCGTTCAAGGGCGCGTGTGGCGTGTACCACCCACTGCTGTCCGAGGCGATTGTGCAATTCCAAGCGCAAGCGTTGAAGGAGCTCATGCCCGCGGGCGGGCCCGTGCGTACGCAGGTACTGGGTAAGGAGACCCGTGAGCGCCTGATGCAAGCGCAGCGCGTCAAGGAGTTCATGAACTACCAAATCACGACTGTGATGCCTGAGTACACACCTGAGTTCGATCAGATGCTGTTCTACGTGGGCTACGGCGGATCCGCCTTCAAGAAAATCTACTTTGACTACGACAAGGGTCGTATGGTCAGCAAGATGATCCCTGCTGACAATCTGTATATCCCCTACAACGGCTCGTCGGTGATGAGCGAGTGTGAGCGTATTACCTACCGCTTCCCGATGTCGTTGAATGCCTACCGCAAGGCGGTAGTACGTGGCCAGTATCTGGACTCAGCGGACCCTTCGGTGGATATGGAGCAGACCAAGATTGTTCAGGAGAAGGACAAGAAGGTCACGGGTGTTGTGCCGAGTGGTGACGAGGAAGAGATTTATCTGCTTGAATTCCAAGTGGACTATGACCTCCCCGGCTTTGAGGACATGGATGAAGACGGTGAGCCCACCGGCATCAAGCTGCCCTATGTAGTCACCATCGATGAGGTCTCTGAGCGGGTTGTGGGTGTTCGCCGCAACTGGAAAGAGAAGGAAGAGCGTCAAGAGCGTCAGGAGTACTACATCCATTACCTGCTGGTACAGGGCCCCGGTGCGTATGGCTTGGGCTTCCTGCACCTGATTGGTGGCCTGTCCAAGACGGCTTCAGCTGCTCTGCGTCAGTTGACTGATGCGGGTACGTTGAGCAACCTGCCAGCGGGCTTTAAAGCCAAGGGTGCACGGATTGAGAATGATGATGTGCCGATCTCTCCGGGCGAATGGCGCGACATTGATGCCGGTGGTATGGACTTGCAGCAGTCGCTCTTGCCGCTGCCGTACAAGGAGCCTAGCCAGACATTGTTTGCGCTGATGGGTTTCTGCGTAGATGCGGGTCGTCGTATGGCTTCGATTACCGATTTGCAGGTAGGCGATAGCAATCAGAACGCCGCAGTGGGAACAACGATTGCGCTGCTGGAGAAGGGTTCTTCGGTCATGTCTGCTATTCACAAGCGGCTGCATTATTCGCAGAAGCTGGAGTTCCAGTTGCTGGCCAAGGGTTTTGCGGAATACTTGCCTGACGAGTACCCGTATGATGTGCCGGGAGAGTCGCGCAAGATCAAAAAGAAGGACTTTGATGATCGAATCGACGTTCTGCCGGTGTCTGACCCCAATATTTTTTCGGTGGCGCAGCGGATCACTATGGCGCAAACGCAACTCCAGCTTGCCCAATCTGCACCCCAGATGCACAACATGTATGAAGCCTATCGCCGTATGTATGAAGCGATTGGAGTCAGAGATGTAGATGCTATCCTGACAAGTCAGGATGTGGATAAGCCGAAAGACCCTGCAAGCGAGAACTCACAGGCGCTGGATGGAACACAGCTGAAGGCATTTGCTGGTCAGCAGCATGACGCTCACATAATGAGCCACATCATGATGGGTCTGTCACCGCTTGTTGCATCTATGCCAAATGTCGCCATGTCTTTGCAAAAGCACATCTTTGATCACATGACAAAGAAGGCGGAAGAGGCTGTCGAGGCGGAATTGTTCCAGCAATATGGTACAGACCCCGACAGAATGGTGTCATTGCTTCAGCGTGAAGCAATGGTGGCCTTGAAGGTAGCGCAGTACTTCAAGGAGGTGAAGGCAATGCAGGACGAGCTTTCGGGAGCAAATCAGGAACAACCTGACCCACTGGTTGAGTTGAAGAAACAAGAGTTGCAGCAGTCGGCACAGCGTGATCAGGCAAGAAACCAGATCGATCAAGCCAAGTTATCTTTCGATCAACAGCGCGAAAACAATGACATGGTGGTGGATCAGGCTAAACTGGCACAGGCAGACAAGCTTGCGGCAGAGCGTAATGCAGTGGCATTGTCAAAAATAACTCAAACAGGAGGCCAACGTGGCAACCAGACCCAATAAATCGATGACAAAGCGTGAAACAGGTCCTAGTCGGACCAAGAATGTTCCACGTGAAACAATTCAGGTGAACAAACCAACCTTTGTTTATCGGAAAGATGCCTTCAAAAAGGTAAAAATTACCTAAAATGCAGTTTTAATGTAAGTACACTTATATTAAATTGGTGTTTTAGTGCAAAAAGACATGCATAATATGCGTGTAGCCTTCAGATAGGGCCCGTACTATCTGCGTACTTGGGATAATCCATGCTTGAATTCACTGAACAAGTGCTAATTTCAGTCAGAAATCTACGGAAACAGTCGGAAGACGTTATCGTGGGTGGCGGCGTGAAGGACATGGAGCATTACAAGTTCCTGATGGGACGGATTGAGGGCTATAAGTTTGTGGAGATGGCAATAAATGATCTCCTGAAGAAGAACTCAAACTCCTGAGGAACTTAAAACTATGACAATGTCAGCACTGGAAGAAAAATGGGCGAAAGAAGAAGCGGAGAAGGTTCCGACTTTGGATGACGCATACAAGGATGACGGCAGTTTGGCTGTCGAAGATATCAACGAGTCTGTTCTGGACCGTATTCCGAAGCCTACGGGCTGGCGAATTGTGATTTTGCCCTATCGAGGCGCAAAAAAGAGCAAGGGAGGCATTGTCCTTGCTGATTCAACCATCGAAAAACAACAAATCACCACTGTCTGCGGCTATGTTCTGGCCGTTGGCGAATTGGCTTACAAAGATGAAGGCAAATTCCCCAACGGAGCATGGTGCAAGCAGGGTGATTGGATTGTTTTTGGCCGATATGCGGGTGCGCGTATTGGTGTAGACGGCGGGGAAATCCGAATCATCAATGATGACGAGGTATTGGCCCGAATCGACAACCCAGAAGACATTCTGCACATGTAAGGACTCACCATGGCTAACATCACACCAGACAGCCAGCTTGAATTTGAGCTAGGCGAAGGCGAAACAGAGACTAGTATTGAACTTCCAGAGCAGGAATCGGAGGATAGGGGCGGTTCTTCCACACTAGAAGCAACACAACCCGCAGTGGCTCAAAAATCTGAGCCAGAGAAGCATGAGTTGGATCAGGTCAGCGAAAATGTGCAGAAGCGCATTGCTAAACTGACAGCTAAGATGCGTGAGGCGGAGCGCCGTGAGCAAGCGGCCTTGGATTACGCTCGTAATGTCCAAGCCAAGGCAAATCACCTTGAACAACAGCTGGTTAGTACGGATCAAAGCCGGGTATACGAGGCACGGTCCAGAGTAGAAACGCAGCAAATGCAATTAAAGGCAATTATTCGCAGGGCGCGTGAAGAAGGCGATATTGATACTGAAACAGAGGCCCAAGAGCGCCTTATGCAGCTGTCAATGGAGCAGCGTCAGTTGCAGCAATGGGAAGATTCACGCCCAGAGCCGCAAGCAGCGCCTGTACAGCAGCGGGTTCAGCCACAGCAGCCCGCATACCAGCAACAGGCCCCTCGCCAGCCAGCACCTAGCCCTCGCGCAGAGGATTGGGCGGCTAGGAATGAGTGGTTTGGTCAGGATAGGACGATGACGTACGCCGCATGGGGTATCCATCAGACTTTGATTGAAGAAGAGGGCATTGACCCTGATTCGGACGAGTACTATACTGAATTAGATAACAGGCTTCGGAATGAGTTTCCAAACAAGTTCCGGGCTGCTTCAACCAACAACAGACAACGGTCGAACGTGCCAGCCGTTGCACCTGCTTCCCGTAGTTCCGGGGTAAATAGTGCACGCAGGACGGTGAAGCTTTCACCGAGTCAAGTTGCTATTGCAAAGAAATTGGGTGTTCCGCTCGAGGAATATGCCAAATACGTAAAGGAGTAATAAATGAGCCAAGATAAACTTACTATCGACCGCGCCCCTCGCGCAACCCGTGAGAAAGAAGCGCGTCGCAAGCCTTGGGCACCTCCTTCGCGTTTGGATGCCCCTCCAGCACCTGCCGGTTTCCAGCATCGCTGGATTCGTGCAGAGATCAATGGGTTCGACGACAAACAGCACGTTTTTGGCAGACTTCGTGAGGGCTATGAACTGGTCCGCAATGAAGAACTGCCCGAAGAATATCGCGATACGCTACCTACCATCGAAGATGGTAAACATGCGGGCGTGATTTCTGTCGGTGGCTTGCTTTTGGCGCGTATTCCTAATGAGACTCTTGCCGAACGTAATGCTCACTACAACCGGAAGGCACGAGAGCAGATCAGTGCAGTAGACAACGAGTTGATGCGTGAAAACGCACACTCGACAATGCGTATCCAGAACCCCGAACGGAGTTCTCGCACTACTTTCGGTAGTCGTTAAGACTACATAACCCTTTAGGAGATACAAATGGCAAACGTTGATAAAGCCTTTGGTCTGCGCCCTCTGGGTAACCTCTCTGCTACTGGTGCACAGAAGCAGTATGGCTACAACATTGCGGACAACCAATCCGGCGCTATCTATCAGGGTGACCTCGTCACTCTTTCTGGTGGTTACATTGTCAAATACGATTCGACCCTGCATACCGTAGCAGTTGGTGTGTTCAATGGTTGCTTCTACGTTGACCCAACATCGGGCAAGCCCACTTGGAGTAACTACTACCCCGGTTCGGTCAACATCACCACTGGTGCTATTACGGCTGATGTGATCGATGATCCCAACCAGTTGTTCCTGATCCAAGCGGATGAAGATGTCGTTCAGGCGGATATTGGTAAAAATGCCAATATTGCGTATACCGCGGGCAGCAACATCACAGGCGTATCTGGCACTGAGTTGGATTCGTCCACCATTGACAATGTCGCCGGTCTTGTGCTGAAGATTGTGGGTAACTACACCGCCCCGAACAACACACTCGGCCAGAACTACGTCGATGTTGTTGTGAAGATTAACGCACACCTGTATGGCAGCGCTGGCGTTGCTAATACAGCACCGGTCTAATAGGAGCTAAGTCATGGCTATTTCTCGTTCGCAACTCGTCAAAGAGCTGGAGCCCGGCCTGAACGCTCTGTTCGGCATGGAATACAACCGCTACGAAAACGAGCACACTGCAATCTTCTCCGTTGAATCTTCGGACCGTGCATTTGAAGAAGAGGTCATGCTGACCGGCTTCGACGAAGCCCCAACGAAGAACGAAGGCGCTGGCGTGAACTACGACTCCGCACAGGAATCGTTCACTGCTCGTTACACCCACGAAACCGTCGCTCTGGCATTCGCCCTGACCGAAGAGGCCATCGAGGACAACCTCTATGACCGTCTGTCTGGCCGTTATACCAAGGCTCTGGCTCGTTCGATGTCCTACACCAAGCAAGTTAAGGCAGCTTCTGTGTTGAACAACGCGTTCAACACAACTGGCCCTTACAACGGTGGTGACGGTGTGTCGCTGTGCAACAGCGCACACCCAACCGCTCTTGGCCCATCGTTTAGCAACGTGCCTACAACGGCAGCTGACCTGAACGAAACTTCGCTGGAACAGGGCATCATCGATGTCGCCGGTTTCACCGACGAACGTGGTTTGAAGGTCGCTCTGACCGTTCGCCGCATGATCATTCCTAAGGAACTGCAATTTACCGCAGAGCGCCTGATGAAATCGACCCTGCGTACCGGAACAGCAGACAACGACATCAACGCCATCAAGTCGATGGGCATGGTTCCCGAAGGTTACTTCGTCAACCACTTCCTGACCGATCCAGATGCATGGTTCCTGATGACCGATGCACCTAACGGCATGAAGATGTTCCAGCGTTCCGCAATCAAGACTGCCTTCGAAGGCGATTTTGATACTGGTAACGTTCGTTACAAGGCCCGTGAGCGTTATTCGTTCGGCTGGTCAGATCCCCGTGCAATTTGGGGTTCGGAAGGCTACACCCCAGCTTAATGGGGGAAACGAGAAAAGGGGCCTTCGGGCCCCTTTTCTTTTGCTGTCAATAGTGTATATTCAACGTATTCCGGGACTTTTCCGGCATATCTGACAGACCCGGCTGACGACATGCAGACAGATATGCTTTAACTCGCATGTGAGGATATCTTCATGGCAAATACTACCTTTTCCGGTCCAGTAATCTCTGAAAATGGCTTTCTGGGCCCTATCGCTGTATCTACTACCACTGCTGCAAGCACTTTGACTGCCGCAGATAGCGGAAAGACAATCTTCCTGAACTCGGCAACTGAGTTTGCTACAACGCTTCCATTGCCAGCAGCTGGTCTTCGCTTTACGTTTATCGTAAAAGCCGCTCCAGTTGGCACTGCCTACACAGTAGTCACAAATGGTGGCGCGAACATTATTAAAGGCCAGCAATACAATTCTGAGGGCGCTGCGGGTGATACAGGCACGGGCGATGACACTATTACCTTTGTGGCAAGTTCCTCTGTTGCGGGTGATCGTGTAGAACTGATCAGTGACGGCACAAGCTGGTTTGCTTACGCATTCTGCACATTGGCTGCATCGATTCTGTTCTCTGCTACCTAATTAGGAGGTCGCCATGGGATACATGAGCGATATACAAAGTACCTATCTAGATGCTGACGGGAACATTTTTACTGGCCGAACTCGTGTCAAGGCCATATATGTGTCCCCGGATGCAGGTGTGGGCGAAGTTGTAATTAAAGACGGTGGCAGTGGTGGTACCGTCTTGTACAAAATCGACGTTCCTGCCAATAGCAGTGCCATTTATATGTCACTGCCAGAGGATGGTATTTTGTTTAAAAGCGGGGCTTATGCAGATTTAACGGATGTTATTTCTGCCACATTCTTCTGGGCATAAGGAGCCGAATCATGATGATGAAGATGAACAAAAAGCGTAAGAAATCAGGCATGTCGATGGATAAAGGCATGAAAATGGCCAAGTCCACCAAAAAAGGCATGGCTGGCGACGATATGTACAGCATGGATTCCATGCCTATGTCGAAGATGGGTGGCGGCATGATGGGTTACGCCAAAGGTGGTGCAGTTGGCAACGTCAGCCCACGTAAGAAAATGGCAATGGGCTATTCCAAGGGCGGCATGGTTGACTCCCGTGGCAATGGCGCAGCACGTGGCAAGAAGACTCGCATTTGCTAAGTCATGGCCTCCCGTAAGGAAAAGCCGATAGCTACCTCGGTCAAGTCGGGTAATTTTCGCTCGACAAAGACCGGGGCAGGTATGACCAAGCAGGGCGTAGCGGCGTATCGCCGGGCGAACCCCGGCAGTAAGCTACAAACTGCGGTCACTGAGGACAATCCTTCAGGGAAACGTGCTGAACGCCGTAAGTCATATTGCGCCCGCAGTGAGGGGCAGATGAAGAAATTCCCGAAAGCAGCGGCAGATCCAGATAGTCGGTTGCGACAGGCCAGAAAACGGTGGAAATGCTAAATGGAAATGGTACTGTGGAACGCGCTTTTATCCATACTAGTTGCGGTATGCGGATGGATAATGCACGAAAAATCGGCAGAACTTCAGCGTATTCAAATCCTGTTGAATCGTACGCGGGAGGAAATCGCCAAGGAATATGTGACAAAAGCAGAGGTTCATGCCGATATTAATCGTGTTCTGGATCGATTAGATCGTTTGGATGCAAAAATTGATCGCTTGATGGAGACAAAAAATGCCAGCTAAAAGCGCCAAACAAAAGAAATTGATGGATGCGGCAGCGCATAACCCGGCTTTTGCGAAAAAAGTTGGCATTCCAACTAAGGTGGCAAAGAAGTTTAGCCGTACCAGTAAGGGTATGGAGTTTCAAAAAGGTGGAACGGTCAATCGTGTGGGCGATGCAGTTACGCCAAGCCGCCGTGATCCCGATATCGGCAAGATGATCAAAGAAGTCAAGACACCAAACGTCAAGCACAGCGGTAAAGCAGGATTGAACCAAAATAAATTTGGGGGCTCAAAGGGTACACGTTACGCTTCCGGTGGCATGGCTAAAAAGGGAAAAGGGTGCTAAATGGCAACCTCTGGAACAACAACCTTCAATTTAGAGTTTGATGACCTGATTGAAGAGGCATATGAGCGTTGCGGTCTTGAAAACCGCGATGGCTATGACATGAAGACCGCAAGACGGTCTTTGAACTTGTTGTTTCTTGAATGGGCTAATCGTGGCCTTAATCTCTGGACGATTGAACAGCGTCAGACCACCATGGTCTATGGTCAAGCTGAATACACGCTTCCATCAGATACGGTCAATGTGCTTTCTGCGGTTATTCGTACGGGTTCGGGACAGACGCAGCAGGATATTACGATTGATCGTATCAGCCAAAACGAATACCTGCATCTCCCCGATAAAAACACACAAGCGCGTCCTGCTCAGTACTATGTGCAGCGTACTACTTCCCCTAAGTTATTTGTCTATCCGGCTCCGGACAACACAGAAACGTACATCTTCCGTTACTACGCTGTGCGCCGCATAGAGGACGTAGGGTCGTATACAAATACTTCGGATGTAGTGTTTCGATTTCTTCCTTGTCTCGCCGCGGGACTTGCCTATCATCTATCGCTCAAAAAAGCGCCAGAGCGTACAGTCATGCTAAAGCAGTTGTATGAGGAAGAGTTTCAGCGGGCAGCACAAGAGGACAGAGATATTGCAAGCGTGTATTTGACGCCTGATTTGGGGTATTAATATGGCTGGGTATGCAGTTGGAAAAGCTTCGCAAGCCATCTGTGATAGGTGTGGCCAGCAGTATTACCTGAAGGAATTGAAGAAGGAGTGGACGGGATTTAAGGTGTGTCAGGAGTGCTACGAACCCAAGCACCCACAACTTGAGCCTAAACGCGGGATAAATGAGCCAATTGCAGTTTATGATCCGCGTCCAGATGGTGTCCAAACTGTATTAATTTCGTTGTGGAACGGCGGGGATTCAACAATCGCTAGTGTTGGGATGCAACCCGCTGAGGTAGCAAGAACGCTCAGTGCACGAGGAATGCTGGCTAACGTAACGGTATCGATCACATGAACTATGCACAGCTAACTGAAGCAATTGAAAACTACACGCAGAACGATTTTACTGCGACGGAGCTTGCCACTTTTGTGAAGCAAGCAGAGCAGCGTATTTACAATTCAATTCAGTTTGCCAACCTAAGGAAAAACGTAGAAGGCGTGACAACTTCGGGGAACCACTACCTATCCGCGCCTTTAGACTTCTTGTCTGTTTATTCGCTTGCCGTCATAAAAGCGAATGGTGAATATGTTTATCTGACAAATAAGGATGTCAATTTTATCCGAGAGGTCTACCCAAACCCAAATACATCAGGGGTCCCAAAATACTATGGCATTTTTGGACCTACAGTAGATTCGGGGAATATAACGACGGAATTGAGCTTTATTTTAGGCCCTACTCCAGATGCTATCTATGATGTAGAGCTGCACTATTACTATTACCCTGAGTCTATTGTGACGGCCTCTACCTCGTGGTTAGGTGATAATTTTGATTCGGTGCTCTTATACGGTAGCCTTGTTGAGGCGTATACCTTTATGAAGGGTGAGCCTGACATAATGGCACTGTACGACAACAAGTACAAAGAAGCATTGATGCTTGCGAAACAGCTTGGTGACGGCAAGCAGCGCGGTGATATGTATCGTGATGGTCAGGTCAAATATCCGGTGAAATAATGGCAATTACTCAGACATGGACAACAAGCTTTAAGGAGCAACTTTTTTTAGGTCAGCATGATCTAGAAACGGATGTACTAAAAATTGCGTTGTACACCGATACTGCGACACTAGGCCCTGACACAACGGTCTATACAACGGCATCGGAAACGAGTGGGTCGGGGTATACGGCTGGGGGCGAAATACTGACAAACGTCACCGTAAACTCAGGGAGTGGAATTGCTTATGTGAGCTTTGACAACCCTTCGTGGTCGGGTGCATCTTTTACTGCTATTGGGGCATTGATATACAACAGCAGTAAGAGCAACAAATCAATGTTTGTGTTGAACTTTGGTACTAACCAAACAGCCGTAAATGCGACATTTACATTGGATTTGCCTACAAGCAATCCAACGTTTGCATTGATACGTTTAGTTTAAAGTAATTAATTTCTTAGAGGTTGATATGCCTATTGCAAAATCTTCATTCAGCGACTCTGTCCAGATTGGCGTAGGCAAGTCCTCGCAAATGGATGCAGGTGCCGGTCTTGGTGGCGTGTTCACAGTTACTTGTTTTGACAAAGACGGCAATCTACGGTGGGAAGAAACGTTCCACAATTTGGTTGTTAACGAAGGCCTTCAGGACCTAAATACTAAATACTTTAAAGGCGTAACCTACAGCGCCGCTTGGTATTTGGGTCTGGTGACAGGCCCGGGATCGGGGACGACTTACGATCCAACGGATACATTAGCCTCTCATGGGGGTTGGACCGAATACACAGATTATTCAGGTAATCGCAAAGCAGTGACGTTTGGTTCGGCAACTTTGGCGGATCCTTCGGTTATTAACAACTCTGCTGCGCCTTCAGTGTTCACTATTTCAGGGGCGGGTGGGACAATCGCTGGCGCGTTCTTGACTAATGTGGCCTCAGGTACTTCGGGAGTTCTGTTTTCCGAAGGAGACTTCACAGGTGGCGACAAGATTGTGGCTTCAGGCGACACGGTTAATGTCACTTACACATTCAGCGCGGACGCTACATAAGGAGACGTTAGATGGCTATGTTTAGAAAAGGGGACATTGCGAAAGTAATTGCTATTGTCCCAGAGGGCCCTGTTAAATCTATGCGCATGGAAGAAAGTGGAAATATTCAGTACTTGATTTCTTGGGTTGATATAAACGGTGTGGAACAAGAGCGGTGGTTTGATGAGGGACAACTCACCACTGCGTAAATAGGCGAGGGTGTATGTTCGGATTTGAAGCTTTTGCAGAACAGCCCTTTTCTACTGTACCGGGGGTATCGTTTGACGTTTCGGTATCAGAGACGTTGGCCGGAGCTAGTACACAGGCAGTGCAAATTGGTTTTGCGGCGAGTGTATCAGAAGTAGTTGTCCTTCTGGATTTGTCCGACGTATCGCTTGTTATATTCAACGATATAGCGGAATCGTTGATTGCAGCAGATGCCAACACGGCACAAGCAGATTTTGTAACGACAATAGCAGAGCAGGTTTTGTTGTTGGGTGCAAATGCTGCGCAAACTGATTTTGTTGTAGCTGTGAGCGAGGCGGTATCAGGTGTTGAAGCAGTTTCTGCGGATTATATATTTGATGGGCAAATAGCCGAGTCGATCAGTCTGTTAGAGGAACAAGACGTTCGGCTAAATCTGCTTAACTACATAGCTGAATCAATATCGGTAACAGATTCCTCGTCTGCGGTATTTATAACCGATCTATCAGTCAGTGAAAGTATTTCAGTAGTATCTGAAGAACTGGCGCAAGTAGATTTTCCTGTAATAGTTCAGGAGTTTGTTTCCGCATTATCTTCCTTTTCAACACAAATAGATTTTGCGGCACTGGTTCAAGAAGGGGTGTTGGTACAGTCGGAGGAAAGTGCTAGATTGCTTTGGGAGTTAATCCCTGATGCACAGACGGCAAATTGGCAGAACTTAAACAGTAATACAGCCTCTGGTTGGGGTTTAATTGGTACTGAGGAGCCCGGTAACTGGCAAGGGATTGATACATCAGGGGGCTCGGGTTGGACAAACATTGATTCTGACCCAGAGGCTAATTGGAACAAGATAGATACGGTGTAAATCATGCCACTTGTTGTTAAAGACAGAGTAAGAGAAACCTCCACTACCACAGGTACGGGCACCATTACGCTCAATGGTGCCGTATCCAACTTCCAATCATTCACTGCCATCGGTGATGGCAACACCACGTTTTATACCATCACGCTTGATTCAGCGGGGGAGTGGGAAGTTGGCATTGGCACGTACACCGCATCAGGGACAACGCTCTCCAGAGACATCGTTCTTGAATCCAGCAATAGTGGATCGCTAGTACCTTTTTCTGCGGGAACAAAGAACGTATTCGTTACTTACCCTGCTGAGACTTCGGTTTCTAGTGGCAAGACCAACGTAATTGAAGTAAACAGCACAGATGCAGCTTTAAGAATTACTCAGTTAGGCACGGGCAATGCGCTTGTAGTTGAGGATGACACGAATCCTGATAGTTCACCGTTTGTGGTTGATGCAAGTGGCCTAGTGGGGATTGGCACAACTACGCCAATTAGAAAACTTACTGTTGCTCAGTCAACCAGCCCTGAATTTGTTTTGCAGGAAACATCTGGCGCAACTGACGCAAAAAACTGGCGGATATTTAACGCTAGTAACACCCTTTTTTTTGGCACTTTAAATGATGCAGGGACCTCTGGCGTTGATGTCGTCTCTATGAACCCCTCCGGCAACGTAGGGATTAAAACGGTAAATGACAATACCGCTATTGTCCAGATTGGCGCTGGAACAGCGACAGTTGCACCACTTGAGTTTATTAATGGCACTCTAATGACTACGCCAGATGGCGGATCAATGGAGTTTGATGGTAATAACCTGAGCTTCACGAACGATGCTACAAGCCTTCGTGGGTATGTTCCTGCGACTAATCTATTCCGCCTGACAGCCAATGGTGCTGCAATTGGCGCTGGAATTGCCAATTTTTTTGGGGCAAATAGTGCAATATCAGTAGCGGCTAATGCTGACTACGCGCTTGAAGCATACTGTTATTTCACCAAGACCACTGCGGGTACTGTGACGGTAACGCTAACCTCTTCCCAAGCTCCGCTAAATATTAATGGTACGGTGGATTATGGAGCGGCTGCGGGCGGTAATGCTACGGGCGCGGCTAACCGAATTAGCTTATTCGCTTCTGCGTCAACCGCCGCCGCATTTGGTGCTTCTGCTTCATTAACTACAGCGGTTAATCATGCCTTTATTATTCGTGCAATTATTGAGACTCACGCGACTAATGCAGGGAACATCCGTATAAACTTTACCTCAAGCGCGGGTACAGTTACGCCTTTGCGCAGTAGTTACTACAAGCTAACCAAGCTGCCGCAGGGGAATAGCGGTAACTTCGTGGCCTAACAAAGTAGAAAGCTTATGAATCATGATCGATCCGATAACGATTGGGCTGGCTATACAAGGCGTAAAGCTTGTAGTTAACGGTATCAAAGCCGCAGCCGATGAAGCTAAGGAAGCGTTTGACAGCATTAACGAATGCGTCGAGTCAGGGAAAAACTTATCCGAGTCGCTTTCCCCGGTGAAAAAGTTTTTCTCAGCGGCAGGTAAATACGAAACAAACAGGGCGCAGTTAGAAGAAGCGAAGATAGCGCAGGAAGAGGCGATAGAGCGGGGCGAGACGGTAGCTGACCATATGTCGGATGCCGAGTACGTGATGGAGTTGATGGCTATTGACCGCCAGATTAAGCAGTACTACGACGACATCAAGCACATCTTTATCTATCACTTCCAAGAGTCAGGGATGTGGGAAGAGTTCTGGGTACGGATGCACAAGCTCCGTTCAGACAGAGAAGCCAAGGCAGAAGCCAAGCGCCGTGCAGAGACCGAGAAGCGGTTGCACGAGAAGGCCGAAGCTATGAAGAAAAAACGGGCTAAGGCCAAGCAGCTTGAGACAATACAGGCCGTTTTGGCAATGATTGTGATATTTGCACTGATCGCTGGTTTTGGTTACTTTATGAGATGGATGTTCCAACAAGGGGGTTGACATGCTAGGACTAGACGCGCTGCTGGGCATTGGCGGCAAACTGATCGACAAACTGATTCCTGATCCGGAAGCCAAGGCCAAGGCGCAACTGGAGCTTGCCAAGATGGCGCAGGACGGTGAACTTGCCAAGATGGCGAACGACACTGACTTGTACAAGACCGAACAGAACAATCTGACGGATCGCTTAAAAGCTGACATGGGCAGCGATAGCTGGCTGTCCAAGAACATCCGACCATTGACGCTGATCTACATTCTGGTGGCATATCTGGTGCTGGCAATTCTTGACGCAGCCTTAGTTGATATTGCCGACTCCTTCGTTGAACTGCTGGGGCAGTGGGGGATGCTGGTGATGTCGTTTTACTTTGGCGGCAGAACGCTTGAGAAGATCATTGATATGAAAGCCAAAAAATGAAAGAGAACTTCGACGAAGCCCTTAAAGCCATCCTGAAGCATGAAGGTGGGTTCGTAAACCATCCAAAAGACCCCGGCGGCATGACAAACCTTGGCGTGACCAAGAAAGTCTGGGAAGAGTGGGTAGGTCACGTTGTTGACGAAAAGGCAATGCGCGCTCTGACGCCTGAAACGGTAGGTCCGATGTACAAGAAGAAGTACTGGGATGCAGTTAAGGGCGACGAGATGCCTGACGGTCTGGACTACCTGATGTTTGACTTTGCCATTAACGCTGGCCCCGGTCGTGCGATCAAGACTATGCAGAAAGCCATCGGCACTACCCCGGACGGCGCTATTGGCCCCAAGACCATGCAGTCATTAAAAGATGCCAATCAGAGCGAATTAGTGGCAAAATTCAGTGCAGAAAAGGAAGCGTTTTACCGCAGTCTGCCTACGTTTGCGACGTTCGGTAAAGGGTGGCTGCGCCGGGTGGCAGAAGCCAAAACCCACGCTGAATCTATGCTGGCCTAATAAGGAAAGACGATGCCAAGTACCTACAGCCCTAATTTACGTATTGAACTCATTGCCAATGGCGAACAGTCAGGTACATGGGGAACGACAACCAATGTCAATCTAGGCTCTTTGATTGAACAAGCGATTACGGGATACGAAGAGGTATTAGTTACGGTGAGCCCATCTTACCTACAAGCCACAGATGGTGCGGTAGATGAAGCTAGGAATATGATTGTTTCATTGGATACGAGCACGGGAGGAGCATTCAGTGTAGCTATCCCCCCAAGAGAAAAGCTTTATGTAGTAATAAATGCAAGCTCACACGCGGCCACTATTTATGCTGCCACTGACGTTAATGTCACTACTGTTCCATCCCCTGCTGGAACTACAGTAGTTATACCAGCGGGTAAAACTGTGCTCTTGTACTGTGAGGGAGCCTCGTATAACGTTAAAGAGGCAATTAATTACATAGCTTCGTTGTCGTTGGGAAATGTATCTACCACGTCGATAACTGCGGATTCTGTTGCGACTACTTCACTCACATCGGATACGTTGTCGCTGACTACGCCACTCCCTATAGCTTCAGGAGGTACAGGGACCGCTTCTACCACCTATTGTTCTTTATCGACAAACGTAACAGGCACTCTCCCTGTATCAAACGGTGGTACAGGGCAGACAACCTTTACGGACGGCCAGTTATTGATTGGAAACACAACAGGAAATACTTTATCTAAAAGTACTCTAACTGGTACAGCAAACCAGATTACCGTGACAAATGGTAATGGCACCATTACGCTTTCTACCCCGCAAAGTATTGGAACAACCAGTGATGTCCGATTTGATTCCTTGGGTATTGGGACTGCCGCATCTGGGACATCGGGTGAAATCAGGGCCACTAATAATGTCACTGCCTATTATTCTTCTGATAGAAAATACAAAGAAGATATTAGAGATATACCAAATGCGCTTGATGTGGTATCTGCAATTGGTGGAAAACTTTTTTCTTGGAAAGATTCTTATGTACAAGAAAAAGGCGGTGAAGATGGGTACTTCATACAAAAGCAAGATTTTGGGGTAATTGCACAAGATGTCCAAGAGGTTTTCCCTGAGGCCGTTCGTACTCGTCCCGATGGGAGCTTGGCGGTAGATTACGCAAAGCTCAGTGCACTTTCTTTTGCAGCGATTAAGGAATTGCGGTTGGAGATTGAATCCTTAAAAGGCAGATAACCATGCCACTACAGAAGCTTCAGTTTAAGCCCGGGATAGTAAAAGAACTTACCACGCTCAGTGGAAAGAGTGGCTGGTTTGACGGCGATAAAATTCGTTTCAGGTTCGGTTTCCCTGAAAAAATTGGGGGCTGGGCGGCGCTATCCTACAACACGTTTCTTGGGGTATGTCGGTCATTGTTTAATTGGATCACCCTAAAAGGTTTCAACATCTTAGGGGTAGGCACGAATTTAAAATTCTACCTAGAGGATGGTGGCACCTATTACGACATCACTCCAATTGGCAATACAACGACCGATGAAACCACATTTTCTGCGACACTCAATTCATCTGTATTAATAGTTGACGATTTAGGGGCAACTAATCTTCAGTCTGGAGATTTTGTTACATTTTCAAATGCAGTCGCACTAAGTACACAGGTGTATACGGCTGCTGTTACAGATGTGTTGACACTTACAACAGCACTGCCTAACGGTACCGTTATAAACGTATTTACTACGGGCACTCTTCCCGCTGGATTAGCAGTTGATACGGATTATTACGTTATAGATAGCGTAGGAAGTACTTGTAAGTTGTCCCTTACGGCGGGCGGATCAGCGGTCAATATAACGAGCACGGGTGCGGGCACCCAAACTCTTTCGCTTACCACGGGCATTACAGCAGAAGTACTAAATCAGGAATACCAGATAGTCAGCGTTTTATCCAATACTAGTTACACCATTTCAGCACGGGTTCCTTCTCCAATAGGTGAGCCGGGAGCATCTGTTACGGCAACTGCATTTGATACAGGAAACGGAGGGTCATCATGTGATTCGGTGTATCAAATAAACACCGGACAGGCGATTTACACGGTGGGGACAGGCTGGGGCGCAGGACCATGGAATGCTGGAAGCATTACGGATTCATGGGCCCATGGTTGGGGAACAGCATACGTTACTGGGATTGGTCTTCAACTTCGGCTGTGGAGTCAATCTAACTTCGGTGAGCAATTGCTTTTTTCTCCAAGGGGAGGTGCTTTGTATGTTTGGGACCCGGGCCCAACTACTACACCTGCGTACACCACCAGAGCAACCGTTGTTCCAACTGCGGGGGGATGTCCGTCCCAGATAAATCAGATGATGGTGTCGGACTCAACTCGAATTGTTATTGCGTTTGGTTGTAATGAAATAGGTTCAACCGATCTTGATCCTATGCTTATACGGTGGTCTGCCCAAGAAGACTATGCAGATTGGGTAGTTCAGGCTACAACACAGGCTGGAAGTTTTAGGTTGTCAAGGGGCTCCGAGATTGTAGGCGCAGCACAGACGCGTCAAGAGATTCTTGTGTGGACGGATGCTGCCGTGTATGCAATGCAGTATTTAGGGCCTCCGTCAGTGTATGGATTTACACTTCTTGCGGATAACGTATCATTGATTTCTCCGACCGCAATGATAACTGCGGCGGGTGTTACTTTTTGGATGGGGATTGATAAGTTCTACATATACTCTGGACGCGTAGATACACTTCTATGCTCCGTTCGTCGTTATGTGTATGACGATATCAATGTATCTCAGGCGTACCAGTTTACTTCAGGAACAAATGAGGGTTACAACGAGGTATGGTGGTTTTATTGTTCAGCAAACTCTAATGTAAATGACAAATATGTCATTTATAACTACCTTGAAAAAGCATGGTATTTCGGTAATTTAGGCAGAACTGCATGGATTGATTCGCCTTTGCGGGACTATCCAATGGCCGCAACTACAAATAATTTGATCGTGTATCACGAAGCAGCCGTAGATGATGGGTCAGTCAATCCGCCGGTGCCCATATCTTCTTACATACAATCCGCAGACTTTGATATAGCAGATGGGGACCACTATGGTTTTGTTACCAAGATGGTTCCCGATATTACATTTAACGGATCAACAACACCTTCTCCGGGGAAACCCTCTGTCCGCATATTATTAAAACCCCGTCGAAATCCGGGATCAGCATACGGTGCAGCCCCTTCTCCAGAAGTGGAATCTAAGCAAAGTTACGCCTCTGAGAATTTTTATGAGGTTCAAGAGTTTACTGAAATCATATATACGCGGATTCGTGGTCGAGAAATATCACTCAGAATTGAGTGCGACTCGTTCGGGACTGAGTGGCAGTTGGGTACGCCAAGGATGGACATCAGGATGGACGGGCGTAGATGACAAACAATATTGTAACTACTGAATCGGTTGCCTTTGTACGGACAAAGGCCCCCGCGTTACCTTTTGCCCCAGTGGAATACGACAGGCAATACCATGATACTTTAAACAATATTCTCCGGCAGTATTTCAACACGCTGGATAATTTAATAGGACAATTGAGCGTTATGGTTGCTACAAATAGCGGATTACCTGTAACTCTGGGAGGCACGAATGTAGATGCCTTTGGAAGGCTCCGAGTAGGCCAGCCGTATACATTATTTGATAGCCAAAATAGATTCGCAGAGGATAGTCAGTTTGACACATCCACAACTGGTACAGGGACTACGACATATCTAACAAATGAGGCGGCTGTACAAATGAGCGTGACAGGCGCGGGGGTTGGATCAGCTGTTAGGCAAACATATCGCAGTTTTCCATATCAACCGGGTAAGGGATTGCTTGTTTTAGCTACTTTTGTCATGGATGGAAGTAGTAGTTCCAACCTGACTCAACGCGTGGGATACTTTAATACACAAAACGGTGTGTATTTCCAAAGAGCGGCTGGAGTAAATTCTTTTACCCTGCGTTCTTACATAACAGGATCAGTGAGTAATGCGCGTAACATTACGCAAGCCAATTGGAACGGCGATAAGTTAGATGGAACTGGGTCTAGTGGACTCACCCTTGATGTATCTAAAGCACAGATTCTATGGATGGACTTTGAATGGCTTGGTGTAGGATCAATTCGCTGCGGATTTATTATTGATGGTCAATACATTGTATGTCATACGTTTGATAACGCAAATGACATCACCAGTGTGTACATGACTACAGCTATTCTCCCTGTTCGATATGAAATTACCAGTGCAACGGCAGCAGTGGCCGCGTCACTAAAACAGATTTGCTCTACTGTTATATCAGAGGGTGGGTACGAACAATACTCTTACGGTCATGTTGCACGGCGGACCACGGCCCTTGCGACAATTAACACTACATTTCTTCCACTGGTATCTATTCGGCTTGCTTCTGGTCGTGGAGGAGCAGTTGTATTACCGCAGCGTGTTCAAGTACTCCCTACCACATCACAAAACTATGAAGTAGCTCTCGTAAAAAATCCTACCTTAACAGGTGGGTCTTGGGTGTCTACTTCCTCCTCTAGCGTTGAAGCAAATATAACGGCTACAGCGATGTCTTTCCCTGCGGATAGTAGGATTGTTCAGACGGACTACGTCACCTCTTCAGGCAGTGGCGGCACTAGTCCGTTAGTGGACCCTGCGGGATATAACTGGGATTTGCAGTTAGGGGAATCTTTGGCAGGGGTAAGTGATATTTACACTGTCGCCATACGCATAGTATCTGGAGCTACCACTGGGGATGCGGTAGGTTCACTGTCCTTCTGGGACCTGACAAATGGGAATTAATTGGTATTTTTTGGCCTAGTTAGTAAAATAGTGCAACTTTTTCGTAAGGATTGATCATGGCTATAGCACCTAATCAAGGCATCATGGCATTGCCAGAAAGTCAGGGCGCACAGGCTCCTTCTTTGAGCCTGTCTGATTCGTATGACGCAATGCAGCAGGGCCTCATGCAAGCCCGTCCTGATGCTTACATGGAGATGCAGGAGGCGTTGGCCGAGATTCGTCCAGAACTGGAAGAGTTAACGGACGAGCAACTCGCTCTTCTGATTCAGGCGCTACAGGACCTGTATAACGATCCGCAGAACTATGCCGCAAAGGTACAGGAACTCGTAAAAAATCGGTTCCTAGAGTCTGCTGAAGAACTGCCTCCTGAGTACGACGAAGAGTTCATTGCCACATTGCTGATGGTTCTGGTGGATATCCAGCGCACCCGTCAAGGCATGACGGCACCGATGCCCCAGCCTGATGGCGGTATGCCACAGATGGAAGGCGGTATGCCACCGGGCATGATGCCCCCGCCCCAGCAGTTTGCCCGAGGTGGCATTGCTGACGCTGCGCGGATCGTGGCCAGCCAAGGCCGTAACGGTGACACCATGCTGGCGCACATTACCCCTGAAGAGGCTCGATTTCTAAGGGCCCGTGGCGGTTCAGGGACGATCAATCCACAGACGGGTCTCCCCGAGTTCTGGCCACTGCTGTCTAGAAAACGTGGTATCGGTAAGACCATCACCAAGGCATTGAGCAGCCCGCTGGGCCGAATCATTGGAACTATTGCACTGGGTATGGCGCTGGGTCCTGCGGTGGGCTCAATTATGTCAGGTTTCTCTGGAGCAGCGGTAGCTGCAACCACCAGTGCCTTATCTTCTGGCCTTGTTACGGCAGCGGCGGGCGGTGACCTCAAAGCTTCCCTTACTGCTGCGGCTACCGGCTTTTTGACCGCGGGCGGCGGACCTGTATCAAATTATGTCGGTAAATACACCGGGCAGTTCTTGTCGAACGCCGCGGTCCGCGAAGCAGCAAATGCGGCAATTATCGGCACAGGCGTGGGCATGGCTACAGGCCAGAACTTCAAGGATGCGGTTAAGTCCGGCCTGATCGAGGGTGCTATTGCGGGAGGCACGGCTTACCTGAGTGGTGCGTCTAAGGTTGATGCAGATCAAGCGGCGAAGACTGCTGCGGCTGACGCAACAACTAATGGTCCAAAACTAGATCCCTTGGATGCGGCGGATGATAGCCAAGCCTACATAGATAAATATCTCCCTACGACTCAACAGAGGAGCGGTGCCGCAGCAATGGGGCAGAAGATCAATAACCTGAACGATGCAATAAATTCAAATAATCTAAAGCCCTACGACCTTTACATGGTAGATGGCGAAGCTTCTCAGTACTTAGGAAAAGATCCTAATACGGGGGCCGGTATTTTTGAAGGAAAGATGACGGGGAAAAGAACTTCCATGGACGTTAGTCCAAATGCGGTTCCCAAGAGTTTTGGCCTAGATACTAAGCCTAAAGCTGTTTTTGATGCAGGAGTAGACCAAGCCCAAGCGGCATCTAGACAAGCTGGAACCAATGTTGATGTTCCTACCCGTAGTTCAACCGGAGAACTTTTACCTTCGCTTGATGTTGCGGATAACGTGCAGTATATGTCTTACCCCGGAGAGCTTCCAAATACCGAAATTCCGGGAGTAACTACTCCGTACAAGGGAGAAGGGGCTTCGGGTACCGGGGTAGATCCCTACACCCCCGGTGGCCGGGGGATAAAGGATACCTTTGGCGATATGTACCAAGGTGGTAAGAAGTTCCTGACCGGAGATTTTTCTGAGGGCGCAGGTCAGATGTACAAAGGTGCTTCTGATTTACTGTTTCCGGGACCGTCTGGGGAACAACGTACCGCCATGATTGATGACTTCATGGCTAAAAATCCCGGTAAGAGCGTAGGGGACGCAATCAAATATGTGGATGAACTATCTCCCACCTTCATGCGGTCATATGGTCCAGCCACCGCGGCTGGAATTGGCGCAATTGCTTTAGCGGGGGGATTCTCTCCGGGAGACCCTCCGGACAACCCAATGAAAGACAAGTTATATGGAACTCCGGGTCTGGACTTAATTAATGCTAATCCTAGCCAGTATTTGATACAGGGGCTTCCGGGCGTATCGTACGGTCCACAAGGAAATATTACGGGTAGTCATCAATATCAATCTCCCTACACCATGCAAAATATCCAAGTTCCTAGCGCATATGCCGATGGAGGTATTGCAGCTTTGATGCAAGGCGGATATCCTCGCAAGGTAGGCCAGATCAGCGGTCCGGGGACCGAGAAGTCCGATTCCATTCCTGCCATGCTCTCCGATGGCGAATTCGTCATGACAGCCAAAGCTGTACGTGGCGCTGGCGGCGGTAGTCGCCGCGAAGGTGCGAAACGTATGTACGCACTGATGCATCAACTAGAACGCAACGCGGCCCGAGGATAATCATGGCATCCAATACTTCAACTCAAACCCAAGTAGTCAGGGAAGCCCCTGAGATAGAGGCCCTTAAACTGGGCCTCATGAAATCGGCACAAGCACTGCCTATGCCGGATCTTCCTGCCTACCAAATAGCAGGGATGTCTCCCGGACAGCAAGACGCCATCAACCGTGGTTTGGCTGGGATTGGGGCATACCAGCCTTACATGGACCAAGCATCACAGGGATACACCGGAGCACAGCAGACATTGTCTGGGGCGATGGAACGCTTTCAGCCGGGGCAAGTTAGCGAATTCATGAGCCCGTATCAGCAGCAAGTTATTGATGCGGCCATGGCCAATATTAATCGCCAAGGCGCACTGGCACGGCAGAACCTTCAAGCTCAAGCTGTCAAGTCGGGGGCATTTGGGGGATCAAGAGAAGGCGTTCAACGTGCTGAATTACAGCGCGGTTTGTCTGAAACGCAAAACTCTACTATCGCTAATATGCTAAATCAGGGGTATCAGGCCGCAATGCAACAGGCACAACAAGCGTTTGAGGCCCAGCAAGGAAGACAAATGCAAGGTGCCCAGCTTGGTGGCCAATTGGCACAGGGTATTGGTGCGTTGGGCGGGTTGCAGCAGCAATTGGGGCAGCAGGATGTCACGTTCCAGTACGGCTTGGGTCAGCAGCAGCAAGGTCAGCAGCAGCGTGAGCTGGATGCACTTCGTGCCACAGAACTTCAGGCGGCATATCAGCCGTACCAGCAGTTAGGCTTTATCTCTGATATCTACAAAGGCGCACCTTCCACACAGATGGCGGTGAGTTCACAGATGACGCCTACGCCTAGCCCATTCCAGCAGGTGGCAGGAACGCTCGTAGGTGGGGTCTCCCTTGGGAAAGCGGCAAAAGAACTAGGTGTATTCTAAGGAAACATGATGAAAGACGAAATCCTGAAGCGGGAAATGTTTTCAAAACCCATGTCCAAATCTGCCCGTAATACTGGCATCATGGCTGGGTTTGAGGATGAGATGGAAGAAGAGGATATGCAGCCTATGGCTCGTAGCCCGCAGAATCCTGAAATCCTGATGAATAACCTTCGTGGGGACATGCGCTCCGTTGATGCACGTTACCTTGAACTGGCACAAATGGTTGGAGAAGAGGCAGCGATGGAAACGCCGCCGGAAGTTCTGGCCATGTTGCAGCCGCAGCTTGCGGCGCAAACGGCTCCGCCTATGCCGCAGGGCGGGATTGGTGCACTTCCGCAGGGTGCTCAGATGGCTCCTCCTCCGATGATGGGTCAAGGTCCAGCGATGCCTCCGGGCATGGAGGGTATGCCCCCTTTTCCGCAGGGCGGGGCTGAACAGGCTCCGCCCCAACCATTTGCAGAGGGCGGTGACGTATCGGCCACTGGAGAACTAACGCTCCGATTTGGCAATAGCAATCCATTTGGCAATAGCAATCCATTTGGCAATAGCGACATGTTTGGTTCGTCCATGCCTTTTAGTGATGGGATGAATAGCGGTGGAACGACTTTTTTAGGAAGACTTCAGGAAAATCAAGCACAGGAGCGTGTAACGCCTAGTGCTTCTCCGTTGTTTCAAGGTACCACTTCTCCGTCGCAGTCCGTTAACATCCTTATGCCGTCCGGGGCACAGCAGCCAAGTTTGACGCAGGACATACCAAGCCTTACGGGATATACGTCAAAACCACTGGACGCACAGGAATCGTCAACAGCGCCATTTGGAACTGAACAGGCTCCGCCTACGCCTGATGGTATGCCCCCGCTCCGCGCAGCTGGCGGTACGCTTGTGTCAGAAGGTGCTCGATTGGCTTCTCAAGGGTTTGGGAAGATCAGTAGCGCACTGACTCCTTATATGACACGGGGCATTGAATATCTTGACGAGCTTGTGACACCCTTTCTCCGTCCCGGGATGCGTGTTGAGCAGATGACAGAAGATGGCCGTCGAGCCGTGATCCAAGGACGTGAGAACATTGTTCAAGGACCGCGGGGCCCTGAGATGGGTAGAGGCACTCGTCTGGAAGCAGCAAATACGCTGAACATGGGCCGCGTCCCATTTAGCCAAGCAATTCGCCAAGATCCACTCTTAGGCATGGCGGGTAATGCTATCCGCAAGAACCCTAAACTTACGGCATTGGGCACTGGAGTGCTGGCAGCGGATATTGCTCTTTACAATAATTTGACCTCCCCTAATGCTGCGCCCCGTTCAGCGGAAGAATTGGCGCAGGTCAATGCATTAATTGATCAAATACCACCTCAGGGCCCGCCAATACGGGACGCAAAAGGCAATTACATTGACCCCCGATACAGTGTTGGGGCACGTCCTAATCCACAGGGCGCGCCGGAATCTTCTCAGGAGTTGACGGTTGTTGGGGGTCGCCCTAATCCAGTGCCAAAGGAAGGTCTGCCTTCCACTACAGAAGGAACTACAGAGACAACTACTGCGGCAGTCGATCCTAATGAACAGTTTGTGCAGCCTCCATCTTTGTTGCAAAGATTGGTTGGCGATAAAAATCAATTTACGTACGATCCTAATTTATTGGGCCGTACGCAAGAAGGCATTATTCCCAAGAAGGACGACACAACGCAGTTTGTCAAAGATAATATATTCAAGACCCGCGGCGAACGGATCAGGGCAGAATATAAAGACCTTGAGCCTACTTTCCGTGAACTGTTGGGTGATACCAAAGCCGACGCACGTACTAATGCATTTCTGCTATTGGCTGATGCTGGCTTCAAGTTTGCCTCTACCTACAAACCCACGATGGCGATGGCATTGAGTGAATCGTTGTCTGGAGTTCCGAAAGGCTTTGCAGCAATTGTTGCGCAAGCTAAAGACAGAGACATCAAGATCAAGACTGCGGTGCTTCAGGAAGCAGTTAATAGTATTAATATGCAGGATAAGGTTGCTCGTGATCTTCAGTTGAAAGATTTGGAAATCCAAGGCCGTCTTGCTAATACAGTGCTGCAAGCAAGATCGCGTGAGCAGTTGGAAAGTATTCGGGCTAATAATGCTCAGATTTTGGAAAACATCAAAGGTGGGAATACGAGGTCTAACACGATTCTTACCAATGATCTTGCGATTCAGTTAGAACTGGTGAAAAACCAAGGTGTTGTAGAAGAAGACGGTGGAATGGGACTGACTATTGTTAAAGATAGAAAAGGAAGTTTCCTAGGAACGTACATAAAACCAGACGCTAATGGAAAACTGCCTCCTGCTGTTCAAAGTGCGGTTGATAGCCGTTGGACACTGCGTGGGACGGATAATCCATTTGTTGATAATCTTGGCGATGCTCCTACAACAGTAGAAACAGACAAGGGTGAGCGCGTCAAACTGGGGAACACACTGCGGGCGTTAGATAACAGCCTGAAGATGTTTGATAATCTTCGTGGCCAATATGCAGAACTCTATAGCCCCGGCACGTGGTTCGTGGACAAGATCAACAACGTCATCGTCCCTATCTCTGGTGGCCTAGTCCGTCCTGATGTGAAACAGACTGCTGCGGCACAGCAAATCCAAGCCGGGTTAAATCAGGTGCAAAAGAGTATTGCATCGGCTAATGATCAAGGCCGTGTCGCGGTCCAAGAGCAAGAGTGGGCGCGGGACATACTAGGCGACCTCACTAAACCAACAGAATTTTTTACAAACAAAGAAGTCGCTGCCAAGCGGTTTGCCACTATGGAAGCGCAGTTGCGTAACGCTCGTCAAAATGTTTTGACTCAATTGGGCTTTGAGAATAAAGACTACGTGATGCGAACCCCACAAACGGGTACTCAAGTTGACCCGTTTGTTGTTCCTGCTGATCCAGAAGGTCAAAAACGTATGTTTACTTATTTAGGATCGACAATTGGTACATTGCAGGACCCAAGAGCCACCGTGTACATAAAAATGCCTAATGGCCGCATTGATGCATTTACCCCGACTCAACTCAAAGGGCTTATCCAAAAATGACAACGCTAACCAACGCACGTGGTGAACTCGTTGACCTAACCACAGGCAATGTGGTTGGCCGCGTCGAAGGTGCGCCAACAACGGAATCCGCTCGAGCGAAACCGCAGTTGGATCAAGCTGTTCCTGAGGGAGATCGTTTGGGGGGCTTGTTGCGTAATGCCTCTTGGGGATTCAACTCTGCACTGTTTGCTTTACCTGATGCTGCGACACTAGGGATCGGCAGGGCCTTGGGAATGAAAGAGGATGAGGTTTTTACCTTAGGTAAATTCTTCAACAAGGGTCAGGTTGCTCCCCGCGATTCCACCGAACGCTATGCCCGTGCTATTGCAGAAGGTGTTGGCGGAACAATGCCCTTCACTGGAATTCTTGCATGGGCGGCTCGTCTGCGCCCCATGGTAACTACTGCACAGACTGTGAAAACGGGTGTGCTACGTGGTATTGCGGATGATGCCATCAAGTTTGTACAGAAGAGTCCACGCGCAGCGGCGGCGGTCGATGTTGCATTTGGTGCTGGATATGAAGGTCTGCGTCAAGCGGTGACAGAGAATGTCAGCGACGATAACCCCAATAAGCAGTTGTATGAAAATCTCTTGCCAATGGGTGCATTTATTGGTGTGCCTTTAGCACTGAGCATGCTCCCTTCCGTTATGGCAGGGAAAGCAATCAAGAACAAAATAAAGAGTGCTACTTCTGGTCTAGGCGAAGTAGAAAATGAGGTACTACAGGGGTTAGGCAAGGCGTACCAACTGCCGGGTATCCGCATTGTTCCGCAGTTGTTGATGAAAAATGCGGAGAAGAAATTAGCGCAGGTCTTTGGCCCTATATCCGAGAGCCCCGAAGCACAGCAAGCTCTTCGCCAGCTTGAACTGGCCATGCAAGACCCACGCTTCTCACAAGCAGGATTTATGTTTGATGCGGCTGAAACAACCATGTATGGCCCGCTGCTTGAAAGAAAGGCACAGCTGCTGCAACAGCTTGGGCCAAAGGAACTGGAAGCGACCAAAGCACGTATTAACGAGAACCAGCAGAAACTTCGTGGGCTAATGGACAGCATTGCCCCTGAAGCGCGGCAATCGGTTATTGAGGCGTTCCAAGCCGCACAGGCAGAGCGTCAATCCTTTTTTGAGAATCTGCTCCGTGCTAAAAAGGATATGACGGAAGCGGAGATTTTGGCAGTGTCCGAGCGCCTCGGACCTCAGAACATGGACATGATCAATAACGAACTGCGTGGCGCACTGATGGGTGCCATGGAGTTTGACTACAACATGCGGAACAACACGTTGCGTCTGATGGGTCTTCGTCAGGCAACCAGCCCTGAGGGCTTGCCGATGCCTACGCGAAGTGAAGGGCAATCTTTGTTCCCTGCACGGGACATGGAAAAGGCTGCGACAGGGCTCGTGGAGAAATATTCCCCAGAGCGTCCATCACTGCGCAATCCTATTCCGGAGCCTATTGCTTTCCTGCGTAATTTTATTCAAGGCCAACAAGCCGCTAGAGCTCGTTTAGAGAATCAGATGGTCAAAGAGTTGACCGATGACGCAATCAATAAACAGATTAGAAGTTTGGGACTTCCTCCGGACCTTGATGAGGCCATCCGTAGTTCGGTTATGGCTTTGGTGCAGGGTAAATCAGGCAAAGGAACCAAGCGCCGCGCCTCTTTGGCGGAAGCCGTTAAGATGGATGCCAAAGGCAATGCAACGATTCCTACGGGTATTCCGGGGAAGTCCATTACCATTAATCCTTCTCAGATTAATGAGGATGCTGCTCGAATCGCGCTTGAGAGCACGGGTATCAATATTAATGTCCCAGAGGCACTGGACTACTTAGCATCTGCGGCACGGTTCCGCAATGACGCATTGGCACGATACAACTCCGCTATGAATAAGGGCGGTACACGCTTAACTGATGCCCAGCGTACTTTGGATACCGGCACTGCGGTGTACAACGATATCGAGAAGCTGATCTTGGACCACGTGCCAAAGATCAAGACAGAGTACGAGGGTATGAAGAATGTCCTCGCTGATTATCGTGCAGGGTTCGAGCAGAACCTACCGCTGCTCATGGCTCAGAAGACAGGTCGTGGCGATGCATTCTTGCTGGGTAACGAGCAGTTGCTGCAAAAGGCATTTTCCAATGCGGGCAATCTGCGTCAGTTGCAGGTATCTCTGGCGGGCACCCCGGGCTTTGACGATCTGCTGCTGAAAGGCACAGTGGATTGGCTGCGTACCAAAGGCGTAGTAAACCAAGACGGCTTGGTAGACCCGAAGACGATTCGTTCCGTTTTAGATAAGAACAAAAACATTGTGGAAGCACTACCTGACACACTGCAAGCAAAATTGCAGGATGAGGTAACGCTTGCTGATGACTATGTTCGCCGCATGGGTGAAATAGATGCTCGTCGAGTCGCAGCGGGCAACGATGAGCTTGACCAAATGCTCAAGCGCGTAACCCGTCCTGATGCTGACCCCCGTCAGACCTTGGCCAAGGCAGTAGAAGACCCAGCGACCATGCGGGTTCTGGTGGATGAGTTAGGTAAAAATCCCGAGCAACTTGCCGCGTTGCGCCGTTCTATTTATGACTTAGCCACAGAAGGTGCTACGGGCGGTGGTGCGCTGAAGACATTCATCGACAACAATGAGAAGTCGTTGAAGGTGCTGTTCAAAGATACACAGCATCTGGAAGATTTAAAAATGCTGGCCGACATGCAGCGCCGGGTCAATGCTTTTGCGGATGTAACAGGGCAGATTCCTGTCTTCCAATCGTTGGATGAGACGTTGAAGCGTGTGATGGGATCAGGTATTCAATTCCTGACAACCACGGCCCGCGAGGCAGCAGTTGGCCGTATCGCTCCATCCACCGGTGCATTGGCCGTGCTGGTACGTCTCTCCGCTGGTTTAGAGAACGAAATCTACAAGCGCATCTTTACCAAAGCCTTGGAAGATCCTGCCTTCGCCAGCAAGATGACAAAGGTCAGTACTCCACAGCAGGGACGTGCCCTTGCAGCAGAGTTGGAGAAGATCGGCGTTCCGCGGTCCATGTTGCAAGCTCGTGTAGACCGCACAGCGCGTCAGGAGCTCTCTAATCTTGCTGTAGGAGACCAAGAGACACCTATCCCCGGCATGGCACAAGCGCCTGTCGTTTCACGTGAAACAGCGGCATCGATGTTGCGGGCATTGCCTCCTGCGCCGCCGACCACGGGCCTTGAGCAACTGCGGTTGCCGACTACGCAGCCAAAGAAACCGCCTTCTGCTTTACAGAATGTTCCAATGATGTATCCGGCATTGTTCCCTAATGATCCAATTAGTGGGTTGCTGGAGCAGCGCCGTCAGCAAATACTACAAGGGCAGCCGATGCAACCGATGCCTCCACAACAGTAAGGGTAACTAATGGCGCTCAATGCTTCCGGTCCAATTAGTCTTGCGGGTTCCACTACCGGGCAATCGATTGCGCTTGCATTAGGCCTCTCCGCTACGGGCAGCATTAGTCTCAATCAGGCTGATGTTCGCGCCTTAGCCGGTGTACTAAGCGGTGCGATTACAATGCCCGGGGATTTTTGGGGAAAGTCTTCGACCACAAAAAAGGGTATTTTTGGATATGGACTAAGTGGCGCAAGCACCATGAGATCACTTACCAACCTAGTATCGGATACGGGCGTTGTTTCAGGCGACGTTACTGGGATAGGTACTGCTAGGGCCTTTCTAGCCGCTTGTACGTATGGTGGAGATAAGGGAATTTTTGGTTACGGTGTTGCGGGCACCACTAATCAATCAGTAACCAATTTGGTATCTAATACAGGGGTCGTATCCGCAAATGCCACTGGGGTGGGTACCGCCCGTCGAGCATTAGGGGCTTGTTCATATGGGACGGATAAAGGAATATTTGGATACGGGGCTACTGCTTTTGATGCAGGAAACCAATCAGTAACCAACTTGGTTTCTAATGTGGGGGTGGTATCTGCAAATGTAGCAGGAGTAGGGACAGCTAGAACATCTCTTGCCGCTTGTGGCTATGGTGGAGATAAGGGCGTTTTTGCTTATGGCGGTACTGTTAGTGGACCCATAACGCTACGGTTAATATCGAATCTTGTATCAAACACGGGCGTAGTGTCCACCGATACCACCATTACCGGGTCGGCTAGATACGATCTAGCCGCTTGTACGTATGGTGGGGATAAGGGTATTTTTGGCTATGGGTCAACTGCCTCTAATCTAGTTGCCACAACTAACCTTGTGTCGAATACCGGTGTAATTTCCGCAAACGTCACGGGGGTAGGAACTGCCCGTGCCATGGTGGCGGCTTGTGGGTACGGTGGGGACAAAGGCATTTTCGGGTATGGATTTGGAGGCGGAACCACTGAATACAATATTACAAATCGTGTTTCAAACACTGGGGTAGTCGCTGCAAATACGACAGGAGTAGGGACTATACGTAGGGCCCTGTCTGCTTGCGGGTACTCACTCACATAAAGGAACTATCATGCAGAATTCTCAACCAGTCTCCCCCACCACTGAAGAAGTTGAACAATACAAAAAAGAACAGTACGATGCACAGCGTCCTACCTCTTGGGTGTGGGACGAGAATATGGTGTCGTGGAAGGCACCAAAATCATACCCAGAAGATGGATTCCCTTATATTTGGGATGAAGAAAAATTGGAGTGGGTAGCATTTCCTGACTACCCAAGAGAATAACCAATAAAGGGGTAACAATGCCAGTAAAACTAAATACGGAATTTAATTACCGATACCAAGTTGAAGGGAATACGCCTTGGGAAAAGATAAAGCAGTTACACGGTTTTCTTGAGGGTAGAAAACGCGCTGAGGTTCTTGAGCAGGTGTCTGAACTGAAATACCAAGCATTACATGCCGAGATCGAGCATCTAAAGGCCAGCGGCGCTGCGCAATACATCATCTTAAATAAACAAGCCGAGCTTTTAGAGTCGGACTCGTTTCGCGTGACCGAGAAAGAGGCCTACGACCTCAACCGGGAAGAGATAAAGATATTGGAAAAAATTATGGCGGAGCTGTACGCCATTGTAGAACCCACACGATGCAAGCATCCTGACGGTACACCTTTTTCTGATGAAGAGATGTACGAGATCAACGCGGCAAATGAGTTTACCGCGATGATTGGCAAAGAAATTTACGCAGAAATGGTTGCAAATGGCCGTCCTTCCCCGGCAAAGGTCAGAAACGCCATGTCTAATCCGCATACCCTTCTGGCCTTGCAGAAATCAGGCTTATTGCCGGAGCAGATGCAATATGTGGAAGGGTCTATTGATCCATTAAAAATTGAACTTCGTGTCACGCAGTTTGAGCAGATTGGAAGCAACTCGGAAACCGAATCTCCGAATTTGCTAAAGATACAAGAACCCCCTAAAGAATGACACAAAACCATGGCTCTTGATACTTCCGGTCCAATCAGCCTTGGCGGCTCTACTGTAGGGCAGTCGATTGCGCTGGAGCTAGGCCTATCTGCAACTGGAAGTATTAGCCTGAATGCTACGGATGTTCGAGAACTAGCAGGCGTAGCTGCTGGCGCGATTACGATGCCCGGAGATTTTTGGGGTAAATCTTCGGGCAATCGTAATAACGGTATTTTTGGATTTGGTATTTCCTCCAGTACCTACAGAAATATGGTAAATACCGTGTCGGACACGGGAGTTGTTTCTGGGGATACCAGTACCGTTGCCACGGCTAGATTGGGGTTGGCCGCTTGTGAATATGGTGGGGGAAAAGCTATTTTTGGATATGGCAGCAGTTCTGCGGGGCCTACCGTACGCTTGCTTACAAATCTAGTTTCTAATACTGGGGTTCTGGCTTCTGATGTGAACTCAGCGGGCCCTGCCCGATATAACTTGGCTGCCTGTAGCTTTGGTGGAGATAAAGGTATTTTTGGCTATGGCTATTCCACGGCTAATACAACTGCAACTAATATAGTCTCTAACACTGGAGTGGTTGCTTCAAGTACTACGAACTCAGGAACGGCACGTGTGGAGCTTGCGGCTTGCGAATATGGCGGGGACAAAGGGGTGTTTGGTTATGGATGGGTAAGCACTTCTGCGACTTCAGTTACTAATCGTGTATCAAACACTGGCGTTGTTGCATCAAACACCACAGGAGTAGGAACCGCACGAGAAGGAATCGCGGCATGTCAGTATGGGGGAGACAAAGGAATATTTGGGTATGGCCGTACCTCATCCCTTCAAAATATTACCAACCTCGTTGCAAATACAGGGATCGTGTCCAGTAATGTGACGGGGGTAGGAACCGCAAGAACCTTTTTGGCTGCGTGTGAATATGGTGGGGATAAGGGAATATTTGGATATGGTAACTCGGAGGGTACAAGCACCACTAACTACAATATTACTAACCTTGTTTCCAATACGGGGGTCGTGTCCGCAAATGTAACCGGGGTGGGAAACGCTCGTGGACGGTTAGCTGCTTGTTCTTTTAATTAACACTATTACATAAAGGAAATAACCATGCCAAAGGCAAAAAAGATTCTAAAAGACATTGGCGTGGCCGCTGCTGCGCTGGCAGGGATACAAGCACTGCGTAACGACAAGTTTCGTAGAGACCTGCGCAAAATAGATGAGGATGCACGAGAGCCGTTGCGCAGAGCAGTGAGAGAAGAAAATGCCCGAGGAAACGTAAAGACTTATCCCCGCGCCCGCATGATCGACATCGTGTCTGGCCTTACTCCAGAAGATTCTGTGGTGGAAAGACTCACTCAGGAGGAAATCTCTTCCAACTTTTTGACTGATTCTAGCGGTCGGCCTGTATCTTCCGGAACAGGTGATGTGATTCGCCGCGGGACCGCTGGATTTAAAAAGGGTGGCGCTGTGAAAAAAGAAGTGTGGGAAAAGCCCCGGCCAAAGAGTCTTGGCAAGTCCAAGCCATTAGCACCGAAGAAAAAAGCCGCAGCAAAAGCTGCGGCCAAGAAGGCTGGGCGTCCGTACCCTAATCTGGTGGATAACATGAGAGCCGCACGAAAGAAGTAAAACCTCAGTTTTTTATTTATATAAGGGAGATACGATATGAAACCAAAAGTAAAACGGATGGCACTTGGCGGTGCCGCTAGTGGCGCTATGCTAAATGCAGCAAAAACTGCGGCATCCTCCATGAAAAAACTTGCAACCCCTGTAAAAGACATTGGCACGGGGTCACCTACTACTCCACGCCCAAAAGGGGCCGCTCCTTCAACAGGAACCGTCACTGGCGCAACAATGCCACGACCTGTTAAACCCGGTGGAGTCCCTGTAAGAGATATTGGAACTGGGTCACCTACTACTCCGCGCCCAAAAGGGGTCACTCCTTCAGTAGGAACCGTTACTAACGCAATTAGCGCAACAGTGCCGCGTCCTGTTAAGCCCAGTTCCGTTCCTGTAAAGGACATTGGAACTGGGTCACCTACTACTCCGCGCCCAAAAGGGGTCGCTTCTTTGG